CCAATCGCAAAGTCGCTTACAGAAATCTCGGTCATTCACATCCAAATCCAGAGCAACACCCTCAAGAATTCTCTGTTCCACAGATGGAGCAGGATAGGATTGCTCGAAGGTCACCGGGAAACGCTCCAGGAACGCTTCGTTAAGAACATTAGTGCCGATGAACCTACCATCCTCACTACCTTTACCTTTAGTGTTCGCAGTCGCAATCACATTAAATCCAGCAGCAGGTTTAACGAAGCGACCAATCTTCTTCAGGAAGACACCCTTACCTTCCAGAATGGATTGAAGACAAAGGATTTTATTAGACGCAAGGTCAATCTCATCCAGCAACAGAACCGCACCACGCTCTAGTGCTTCCACCACAGGACCATTATGCCACGCCGTTTCACCATTCACAAGACGAAATCCACCAATCAAATCATCCTCATCTGTTTCAATAGTCACATTCACCCGAATGAGTTCCCGTTTGAGTTGAGAACACGCCTGCTCCACACTAAGCGTTTTACCATTACCCGAAAGACCCGTAATGAATGTAGGATAAAAGAGACGGGATTGAATAATGCGTTTAATATCGTTAAAGTTACCAAACTTGACGAAGGTATCATCTTTATCAGGAATAAGATTTTGTTGAACTTCAGGAAGAATAGAAACAGAATTATAGTTGCGTTCAATCTCTTCAACTTTTTCTTGCGTCACTTCAAGGTTCCATTTTCCGCGAGAGGTCTTATATTGAGAGAGTTTATTACTTACGGTTTGATAGTTGAGCGAACGGGAGGCACAGAAACCCTTCAGGTCACCAGAGGTAATTTCGGGACCATAAAGTTCTTTGAGTGATTCAATCAGTTGTTCGTCAGTCACAGAAATCTTGCGAGGCATGATGTAGTTAGGTTGTTTTGTTTAACTGAAGTTATTATACAACAAAAAAGGGGGTCGTGGGACGCCCTTTGTGCCAGTTTTATGATTGGTCCTGCCGATTGCGAAGTGTCTCCAAATACTCCTTACTACCACAATGACCAGTATATCCAGGATAATACTTTTCAACCATAGCACGAATACCCATAGCAGTAATCGCACTATCACACTTCACCCAAACTTCTTTGGTGTCATATTTAACAACGTGTTCTAGAGGAAACTTATATTTCATAGTTTTTTTCCTATTTATTATGCGACCAAAGAAATGAACTCACCAAGAATACGCTTATTCATTTTCTTACTCTTCAAACTCTTCACAAAAGCATTTTTGATTTGAGTTTTATTAGCATCTTCGGCAACAGAGAACTCGGTATCTTGTGAGAGAGTGCTTGAAGAAATACCGAAGTAAGTATGATAACCAGAGTTTTTGAGAGAGAAGGACTTTTCCTTTTTCCAAGAACTCATCGCTTTCTCATACTCAGCACCGTGATAACCACAGTAACTACGAATAAAATACCCGGCATCACGACCTTCAATCACACGAATACCAATAAAGTTAATATCCTCAAACTTATCTCTTAGATTTTTAAGAAGAGTATTTGTAAAATCCTGATGATTTCCATTCAAGGAATAGGTGTTTCCGGTCTTACGGTCACGCAAAAATGTATCGGCACCAACATAAGCAGTTCCAAGATAATTTTTTTGTCCGTCCCAATCACGCCTAATTTCACGATGATACTTGGGATTAGACCCTTCCCCATCAGTCAAAATTACACATTGAACTTTTTGTAGTTTATTTTCTTTCTTAAACTTTGGCAAAATATGATGTAGAGAAGCAATTGACTCATTCAAAGGAGTTCCAGAAAGACCCAGACCACCAGGAATTGGAAACCGGCAAATATAAGGAGAACCAAAGGCACAGGCAAGACGAAAAATATTCTTCATCTGTTCTTCCAAAGTTCTACTGTTTGATTTGCTGGTAAGTAAGTTCAACATACTAAACCATTCCCCAACTTGAACGAGACCATCCTTTGGCGTATAAGAAATTTGGCGAAGATTTGCCCTACCTTCAACATCATAAGAAACTAAAGGATAATCATTTGTAAAGGCATAAACCTCAAAAGGAATTGAAACTTTTTTACAGAACCAAATCAAATTGAAGAGTTGCTTTACGGTGTCTAACATTACATTCTGCATCGAGCCAGACCAATCCAGAACAAACACCAGACCGTGATTTTTACCCTCAGCAAGCGTTGTGACCTTCTTAAAGAGGTCTTCATTATACTTATAGGTATGAAGGCGAGAACAGTCCAGAATGCCCGTGCGGGCGATTGTGGAGCGAGCATAACTGTCTGCTGCCTTACGACACTCGAACTCCTTTACCAGATAATTCACCTCATTTTGAGCGGACTTCTTGAAACTGATATAATTTCTATCAACTTCACCAAAAATAGTTTCTTTGCTGAAATCATGATTTTGGAGATAGCAATTCCACTGTTCCTTACATTTAGAATGAATCTCGGCATTTGGAACAATAATTTTTTTCAGGTCAAGTTGAGGAAGTTCCAGATAAACACTTTCGATTCCGTGATTATTGACGAGTTTCTTAAATGCCTCTTCTAAAGAATTGACAGTCTTTACTTCTGGTTCTAGTTCTTCGCCACCCTGATTATTGGTAGGAGATTGTTGCTGTTGAGATTTTTCTGCGGTTCCACCATAAGAATCAGTTTCATCAGGTTGCTCCTGATTATTCTCACCTTCCTCTTGGTCGGTAATATCAGGTGAAGATTGACTATCGGCACCACTCTGCTGTGATTTAAGATCGTCCTGAGAAATCTTTGTTTCTTCCTTTTGATTTTGCTTACAATACTTGTAGAGTTCTTCTGCCGCAATCAAAGTATCATCGAAAGTTTCGGCATCAGCAATCAGTTTGATAATTTTTTGTTCTTCTGTATCAAACTCCAGAGATACAAAATTACCAATCTTAAAGTAAAGATTTGCTCGGTCAGCAAGATTATAAGTTTCCAGATTATCATCGCCAATCTGGAAAAAATCCTCATCAGTAAGTTCTTTATAACCGGCATAAAAACTTTTAGGAGAACCAGGATACTTACGCTTACAGAGTTTTTCTACTCGTGCGTCCTCACACACATTTACAAACTGTTGAGGAACTTTGGCGTTTTTAGACCAATCCTCATTAGGTGTGAAAAGTGAATGGGAGATTTCGTGAAGAACAAGCATCGTATATACACTATTACTTGCTTTCTCCCACATCGGTAAAGTCAATACCCGCGTATGAACGTTGAAGCAAGCGGTCTCTACTTTTTTATGCTCCACTACAAGGTCCTCTGTTGCCAGAAGACGAGCGAGCATTCCTTTAATATCAAGATTGACGGTCATAGGTTTGATTTGTTATGAACCTATTATACGAAAAAACCTCCTTTTGAGAGGAGGTCATGTGCCGCTTTTTAAACTGGGCAAGTCGCGCCTTTGCTTGACGGAGTGCCTGCGGTTTCAGTTTTCGTTTTTGCTCCTTTTTGGAGTGATGGTGGCGATTTGGAACTTGCATCGATTTTGTGCCTATTAAAACACAATACTATCTATACGCCGAAAGGTCAAGGAGTCCAGTTTTCAAAGTGTCCTAAGATTCAGTTTTATAAGAAAATCCATTTTTTTTCTCAAACTTAATTACGCGGTCAAACTTATCTTGAATGCCATCTTTATGAGAAATCACAAAGATATTAGCATCCTTAATTACATAACGAATAATCTTAAGAAAACTATCTGTTCCAAATTCATCAAGAGAAGAATCAAAAACTTCATCAAAAATCATAATATTCGTATTAATAGAGTTTTTGATTCTTGCAACCTCACGCCAGGCAAAAACTAAAGCAAGATTAATTTTTGCCTTTTCACCCTCACTAAAAGAACTGTATGAAAAATCTTCGTGAATAGGAGACTGAATACTTTCATTAAACTCCTCATCAAGATGAAAATTAATATAGAAATCCATCATCTGCAAATAACGATTGACTTGCTGATTAATGAATGGGAGATACTTTTTGATAATTTTAGTTTTTACGCCGTCATCTTTAAGAAGAGAATGGGCAAAATCATAATATGTTATTTGTTCTTTTTTTACCGATAGGTCTTCAATCGTAGTTTGCAACTTTTCTTTAAACTGCTCTAATTTCTCATGCTCAGTATTTCGATTTTTAAGTTGTTCGGTAAGTTTTTGAATTTCTGATTCAAGATCCCGTATTTGTCGTTGATTAAGAGATATTCGTGTATTATTTTGAGAAATCCCATGATTAAGTTTAGTAATCTCCTTTGATAGGATTATAAATTGCCGCTCTCGTTCTTCCTCAAACTTTATAGTCTCCTCAAGATCTTGAAATCCTTTCTGGAGTTCCTTTGCTTTAGTTTGAGCGTCGGCAATTCTATTTAATCTAAACTCTTCCTCAATAGTTTGAGTGCAGGTGGGACAAACCGTATTTTCATTAAAGAACTTGTGCTCTTTAGTAATTACCGATACTTTTTGGGAGATTTTACCTCTAAGATTGTTAAGTTTTCCTAACTTTTCTGCAGCACCAATCACTTCTTCTTGTTCTTTCGTGTATCTAAAAACATCTTCTTCAATTAGAGCATTTTGATTTGAATATGAATCAACCTCATTCATTAACTTAACAATCTTTTGTTGATTGCTATTAATATTGTCCTTTCCACGATTTTCAAGTTCTCCAATAAAGTTTTTTTGCATTTCAACTTTTTCTTTTAGATTCTCTCTCGAAAGTTCTAATGACTTTATGGATTCTTTTTGTTCTCTTATTTTATCTTTAAGAAGATTATTCATCGCAGAAAAAATACGAATGTCTAATAAATCTTCAATAACTTCACGGCGATTTGCGGTTGTAAGTTGCATAAAAGGAACAAAAGTGCTTGAACCCAAAATCACAATTTGAGTGAATGATTTATAATTTACTTTAAGAATATTTTCTTCAAGTATTTTTTGATTTACCCGATCATCAGATTCTTTGTGGAGAGCACTTCCATTTACTTCAATATCAAAAATATTCGGTTTAATTCCGCGACGAACGAGATAGTCTCTGTTATTTACAGAAAACTCAACTTCTACAAGACATTCCTTTTCATTTACACTATTAATAAGTTGATTCTTATTAATTTTACGAAATGCCTTATTGAATAATGCAAATGTTAGGGCATCAATCAAAGTTGATTTTCCATTACCATTTGATCCAATTAATATATTGGTATTGTTTTTTTGAAAATCTATCTCGGTAAAATGTTGTCCGGCACTTAGAAAGTTTTTGTAGCGAATTGTCTTAAAAATAATCATACTGGAGGAGGAATTACAATATCATCGGGTGTAATTACGGCATATTTGTATTGATGCATTTTACAGGTTTTAATCGCAAGTTCATCATCAACTTCAATAACTTCCATTTCTTTTTCATAATCTTCATCTTCTCCAAGCATCATAGCGTAGCGAGTTGCATCATCTTCTTCTTCAAATAAGAATAAAACTTTTTCACCATATTGATCCTGAACGGCAAATGCCCCATCATCTTTACGACCTTTAAGAGTAAGCAGAAACATTTTATTCAACTTCGCAAGATTGTTTGTATAAGTCTTGAAAAATAGTCTTGATACGATTTTTATCAAAGTCAATTTCTGCTTCATCAATATAACGATTTAGAATTGAAATTGTATTTTCTTCTTCGTCAATTACAAAATCTTCATTTTCTATGATATCAAAGTTTTCAACAATTTTCAAATCCTGAACACCGACCTTATATAGTTTATCAATAAACTTCTCAAAGTCTTTTGGTTTAGATTTTTTACGAACAATTACTTTTACAATTTTATTTTTATATTCAGCAGCATCAAATAGTTGATGCGGAGTATCTTCGTAATAAATGTTATAAAAAAGTTTATAAGGATTATTAATTGGAGTATGCTCTAATGTTTCAGTATCAAAGATATGAAATCCACGAGTATCATTTACATCAGTCCAATACATTTCATAAGGATTACCGAGATAGAACACAGTTCCATTATTAGAACGAGTATGGTAATGACCAGAAAATACCTTCGTGAAGTTTGAAAAAAGATTCGGATCCAGTCCATGGTCTTCCATTACAAGATGTTTATTTACACGAAATCCTCTGAGTTCAAGATGACCCATGGCAACTTTTGCTTTAGATTTTTTAATTATCTTTAAAGTTTTATCGTAATTATCATTACAAATCCACGGAACCATCATCACATCCAGATTACCAATCTGTATTGATTGTGGAGAACTATAGGTTTTAATATTTGGATAGTCTTTCAATAAAAGTTCTGGGGCATTTATTTCGGTAGAATCACGAAGAAACATATCGTGATTTCCTACAATCATATGAACTTCATATTTTGAGAGGGGATCTAGAACAACTCTTCTGGTCCAATCAAGTCCCCAAAAATCAATACTTTTACGATTATCAAAGGCATCTCCCATATGAATTACTGTAGTAATTTCTTCCTTTTCTAGAGTAGGAAAAAATACATTCTTATAAAAGAGTTCAAAATAATCGTGAAGATGTCTAGAAGCTTTTCTTGCTGACCAGTGAGTGTCCGTGATTAAACAAACCTTCAAAGTTTTTCTCCATTACTACACTTCAAATATAACACAGCAGACTCTAAAAAGTCAAGATTATCAAAAAACATTCCCAGACCAATATTGCAATTTTTACATAATAATCCTCTCACTTTACCAGTTTGATGATTGTGATCTACTGCTAAATCCTTCCCAGTTGGACAAATTTGATTGCATATTTTACATTTATTATTTTGACTTTCTGATAAAGTTATATAATCTTCTAGTGTAATATCATAAACTCGTTTTAAATAAGAGTTTTTAACATAAGGTTTGTTATTTTTATAATATTCCCGGCATTTAAGTCTAGATTCATCATTTTTATATTGCTCTTGATATTTTTCTGGATTTTGTTCTCTCCATTTATCTAATCTTTTTTTTGTCTTCTCCTTTGTCCTATACGGTTTCATCAATTCTTCATTATTAAGTTTTTCTAAACCAGATTTTATGGTACAAGGAGCACAAGAATTGTTAGAAACATACCTTTCAAAAGAACCACATTTTTTACAAGAAGTTTCACTAATATACTTTTTTTCTCCGTTTTCTATTGCTTTAAGTCTATTCGCTCTTGATTGAGAATACTGATTAGGCATAATGCTCTATAGTGTTTTATTTATTTATACACTGTGGTGCGTCATCGATTTCCGTTTCTATACTGAATGGCATCTTTAATTGAATTATAATCAGAATAATTTCCCCCATCGATAGTGTTGTCGTCAGTGAATACATCAGAATATCCAGAACGCTCAAGAATTTTATTTTTAATTTCCAATTGACGTTTTTCTTTTTGGATACGACGAAGAAAAGCATAATGGATAATTTGTGTGAAATACGCAAAAGGATTTTGAGACTTTTCTGGATCAAAATTATGAATATATTGAACGGAGTTTTCAATACCATCAGAAATCATATCTTCCTTGAACATATAGTTCACAAAGTTGGGTTTGAAGGAAAGATGATTTGCAATCTTTAAAAAACAATCTCCTATGTATCGAGGGATAACTGGTTTTGTATCCCATCGTGTTGCCCTATCAACTCTAGTAGGTTCTCTTCCATACTTTTGAATAAAAGTAATTTCTACATCCTCCCGATACTTAATAAGAGCAGCAAGAAACTCTTTATTATTAACATAATGCTCTGACCTCTTTCTTTTGGTCATAACTGTCGTAGATATCATAAGTTTTAATCATTATTATGTAGATATTATAACACTTAAACAAATATTTGACAAGGTATCCCAAACTGTGTATAATTACCTTTGTGAGGTTTGATAAGTGAGCTTAGCTACTTCTATAAAGCTTCTCTAGGATCTCTTTAGCATCATTTACATTAGAAATATAACCCATTCCTCTATTAAGTTTTGTTTGATCAATATCTTTTTTATTTGATTGGCGAATGTAAGATTGGTGCATTACTATCATTTCTATATCTGAAGATTCTGACATTGTTAAGACATCTTCAAGATTAAGAATAAACATATCATCTGTTGTAGTTTTTAACCAAGGTTCTATTTTATATCCTTCTAACCCTAATCTTCCCTTTACTTCTGTTATGATAATAGGATTAAAAACAATTAACAAGATTTTATCGTCTTCTTCAGAAACTGCTACTTTAGCAAATATTTCTTCCCCATTCTTCAATTTGATGGTTGAGTAAAAATCATCTTCTGTCATTTGTTTTTAAATTAATTGTAATAATTTCGTAATTAAAGTTCTCTTCGTTATATATTTTGATGCGTTCAATGAGGTGATTTAAAGTATAATTTTTTCTTGAGTTAGAAGTGCAATCATCAGCAATATCATAAAGAGTTGCTTTTACTTTATCTTTTCCTTTTCTGAGGACTCTTCCGATGGATTGGAGATTTCGTATTCTTGATTTACTTGGTGAAGCAAATATAACATTATGAAGATTTCTAATATTGATGCCAGTGGAAAAAGTACCGTAGGAAGCAACAATGATTGCATTTGTTTCTCTCTCTGTAATTTCTCTAGCTAACTCTCTTTCTTCAGTATCAACACCACCATGAATAAAGAATACTTTACGATCACCTCGCTTATTAGTATTTATCTGTTCAAAAAGTATTGCTCCGTGTGTTTCTACACGACTATAAAGAACCAGAGTGTTTCCTTTTAAATCTAAAGAAAGATTTGTAATGAACTTATTTCGTTTTTCATGAGAGATTAAATACTGTATCTCATCTTCATAAGTCTCAAATCTTTGTGGTGAATGTTTAAGAACAATACAACGTATATCTAATTGAGAAAGATGTCCTTGTTTCATCAATTCATCAGTCTTAGTGACTTTATATGATGGTCCAAACAATCCTTCTAAAACCCATTTATGTGTTTGAGTTCCATCAAGTGTTCCAGTAAATCCAAATCTATATTTTGCGTGATGAAGTTTAGTCATTATTTCTATCAATGACTTGCTTTTAAATAAATGTGCTTCATCGCCTATAATTACATTATATTCCTCAAAGAATGAGCGTTCTAATTTGTATACTGATTGCCATGTTGTAATCGTAACTGGATGTTCGTTTGTCTTTTCTCTTCCAAAATAAATTCGGTGGCAGTATGTCTCAGCATCCCAACTATAATCCTCAAAATCCTTATACATCTGCTCTACTAGCGATGTCGTCGGAACAACTAAAAGAATTTTTTGCCCTTTATCTATATAATATCTCACTATTGAATAAATCATCAGAGATTTGCCTGAGGCAGTTGGTGATATCAATAACTTTCGGTTGTGTCTTAGAGCATCATATACTCCCTCTATTTGATATTGACGAGGAGTATGAGAGCAAATAGATTGCATGTAATCTTTTACACCTTCAAAAGATATACCTTCGTTTATTTCAAATGGTAATCCGTAGAATTTATTTTCTTTAAATTCGTATGTATAATTGTGAAGTTTTAATTTATCAACAATCTTATCTAATAATCCAATATAAATTTCTCCAGTATGAGTACTGAGTAGTCTAATTTTTCCATCCCAGTGTCTGCTTCTATACTGGGACATAAATTTTGCAGACTCTACTTCGAAAGTAAAGTATGGTTGAAGTTCATGTAAAATATGTGGGTCGCAGTTTAATTTTAAATGAACTTCGTTTTTCTTTTCAATTACTACATCTCTCATAGTATTATAATCACTATGAGTATTTATCTACCCTAAACCAGAAGTAAACTTCATAAAATCAATAGCATTTTTAATTTGGTAGTTTCTTTGAAATAGTTGCTTTAAAATACTATCAATATAAGACAGTATTACTTCATAATATTCAACTTTTAAAGAAATTTGTGATAATTTTTCATCAGAATCCATATACCCTTGAAGTGTTTCTTTATCTCTGATTTTTTTCGGAAATGGATTTTCTATATAGACGGTAGGATCTGCTTTTCCCGTAAAGTATTCGTATTTTTGGTGCCTTATATTTTTTTTCTGTTGTTCTGCTTTTTTCTTTAATAAAAGTGTGTTATTATATAAATCAAAATATTTTGCATGAAGAATCGAAATATTTAGGGATTCTGTGTGAAGATTATCGATATCAATAATAGAATCTTTTTCCCACATTTTCTGAATTACATCAAGATCAAAACTCATAAAGGATTTCCGCTCAAATCTACTATATTGTAAATAGTATACTTGAAACTTACATCTGATGTAAAGTATTGAATATCAGAATCTGTCGCATCAAAAGTCATAGTAGAAAGAGTGTATGGGAAAAGATCTTTGAAAGATACTTGAAAATTTGGAAGTTGACTACTCGTTAATACTTGTAAAGTTCCATCAGAATAAATGTCTTGTTTACTTTGTACGAATTTTGATCTTATTGATTCCGATTGTTCTAATTCTGCAAATTGACTTAATTGCTCAGGAAATCCAAGACCTCTTATCCAGTTTTGAATTTCCATATAATTTTCCAGATTTTCATCCACTAAAAATCTCAAATTTAAATCGCCAAATTCAATGATATCACCTGGAGTCGGCAACATTTTAGTATACGATGGTTGAATTGCGACTCCAAGATTTAGATCTGGAATATTTGCTTGATTGCAAAAGAAAGCAACTTTGGGAGTTCTTGTTAAAGTAAATTTAAATCCTGTTGGGGATAAGAAGTTTCTATTCTCTATCTGTCCTGCGGTCATTATTTTTTTTTAAGTATTTAGATAAAAAAAAGAGGACCTTTTTGAGGTCCTCTGATAAATCTTCTGTAAGATTCACATAAGATTTTTGACTTGTACTCTTCTATAGTAACGATTAGAATTAACTTGAAGGCGACCTAGACCCTGATCAGTTCCTTCTGCGAATGGATTAGCAATAAGACCATAACGAGTCTTAAATCCAATTTTTGGTTGGAAAGAGTTCTCACCAACGGCACGGACCATTTGGAGAGGAACATAGGGGCAGTAGAAGAGTCCAGCGTCATAAGGTGAAGAACCCTTATAACCGACGACATAATACTGATTACCTGGAGTGCCATTAGCAGCAGTTAGGTTAGCAGAATATGGGTCAATATAAACGCGGAACTTACCCATTAAAGTACCAGCAAAGGTGTTGCCAGTATCATCAACGTTTAGGTTAGCGTTAAGCGCGGGGGTGTAATCAAGAACACCAGCCATTGTTAGTGCTGAAGCAACGTCAGCAGAGCACATAACAATATTGCCCTTTCCTCTACGAGTTCTTTGTGCGATTGCGTTAGCATCACGCTCGATTTGGAAAAGAAGACCCTTGAACTTCTCAACTGACCAACGACCGTTGGAGTCAACGTCGAGGTCGAAGATACCGGGAGTTGCAACGTTCTGAACAGCACCCTGTTCGGCAACCTTGTAGATGGTACGAATAACTTCGCGGTTGATTTCTGCAAGAATCTCAGTTGAGAGAATGTTTGCTAATTCCGCTTCGGCATTCAGACCGTGAATTGCTTTGAGGTCTTGAGCGAGCTCGAGTGAATACTCAGCTTTCAAGGCACGGGACTTAGCAGTAACAGTGACTTTCTCAATTGAGAATGCCATCTGATTGAAAGCATCAGCGCCATCACCTTGGAGGTTTTCTGCATCACCAGTGACCATTCCTTGGCCAGTGCTATATGCAAGTTGGTCGCCAGCGCCACCAACGGGATTAAGTACTCCAGGATTTGTACCATCCTGAGAAGTAGTACCCATACCAGAAGTAACTGAACTAAATCCTGCAGTTTTATTGAATCCTGCACTTTGTCCAGAGAATGCTGTATCTACTTCATTGAAGAATGTTTCATTACCGCTCTGGTTGGTATAACGTGAGCGCATTGCAAAAATGAGTCCAGTAGGACCACTCATTGGTTGAACCCCAGCAAGGTCATAAGCGACCAGGTTGGGCATTGAACGTCTGATTAAAGAAATCAGAACGGGGTCAAAACCTGCGGTAGGTCCGCCAGCAGCGGAACTGCCACTAAATCCACCAGTTCCTGTGGAATTAGTGGGTGATTCCATCAGGTTGGTGATACCACCTGAGTTAAATGCGGATTCTTCTCTTAAAAATCTTTCTTGGTTTTCTAACAGGACAGCGGTGACAGCTCTACGATGAGAATCTTTGATTGAATCAAGACCCTGATAGTCTAAAAGAGGTGCCCACTTTTCCTGCAGATGCTCGGAATTGAACATTTGCGTTTACCTTTTGTTAAGTGTTTGTTTTGGTTTGAATTATATTAAATTCAATTATTTGCTGAATGCTGAAAGAGTCTTAAGATAACTAGCCATTGGACCAGAAATAGTTTCTGGAGCACTGTCTACGCCCTCGGACAAAGTTTCAGTTCTTGCAGATGGAGAAATTGTTCTTGAAGGAAAATATGATTCCCTCAAAGTCTCCAGTTTTTCACGATATTCTACTTCACTTTCAAACTCAACACTTTCGGCAAGTGAAGCGAGCTTGTCTTTCTGAGTAGCCGCAAGACCATCAGATACTTGTTCAAAGATTCCGTCAGCAACCGACTCTGAGAGACGCTTGTTGAGTGAAACGTTTTTCTCAATTTGCTCGTTGAGTTTTGTCTCCATTTCATCAAGTTTTTCTACCATATTCTCAAGTACATCATATTTTTCTTCAGGGATTGATACATAATGTTCTTCAAAAAGACCTTTCATTCCTTGGAGGAATGATTCAGTCATTTCAGTCTTAAGACCTTGTTCGATGACGAGTGCATTTTCTTGAATCCACTCATCAGCAACATACTCAAGATATGCGTCTACACGTTCCGCAAGTTCAGTCTTAATTTCTTCGACTTCTTCTGCAAGAACATTGGCATATTGAACTTCGAGAGTTTCTTTAATTTCAGAAATTTTAGATCTAAGAGCAGCTTCAAAGATGGTACGTGCTTTTACTTGAAACTCTTCAGATAGTTCTTCGCCTTCTAGGAGAGCATTAACATCTTCATCAATGTTAAACTCTTCCTTCATTTCATCATCTTCTTCTTCATCTTCATCACCATCTTCTTCATCTTCTTTGTCTTCATCAGATTTTTCTTTTTCTTTTTCGTGTTTCGCTTCTACAATTTCATCCTCAGTCTCCTCTTCAATTAGATCCTCATCATCTAATTCTTCCTCTTCCTTCATACCCTTCATAGGATCTGCTGCTTTTGCACCCTTATTAACAACATCTTTTACTTGCTTAAGAGTTGCGCCGGGGGTTTTAAGTTTTGCCGAGTCATCATCGGTTTTATAATTTTCAGGTGTTGGACCACCTAAATCTTCCCAACTAGCAGTTTGGCCGTCTGGAATATTTCCAGATAGTTTGGGCATTGAATCCGCTGCTTTTGCGTTTGCATTGACAGCAGTTCGGGATTGCTTTGTGCCTACTTCCATTTCTTGTAAATCTCCACGAGACATTTGAACTCTCCGTTTAACCTTTGTTATTAACTATATTTATTTATAATTAAATAAATTACAATGAATTTAAGAACTCATTGAATAATGATAACTTATACTCTTCAAGAACATTTTGATTGACCATAGTATTTATTTTACTTTTAGTATTTTCAATTAACCAATCATTTCTTGAAGCATCGTAAATCCATTCAACACCTTCCATAATTCCCTGAACGAATGCATCAGGTGCAGATGGATCGGCAACAATATCTGCAGCAGTAGCAAGCATAAAATCTTCACCAACTTCTTTATATCCATTACGATTTTCTCTAAGGGAACCAATACCCCGAGAAGAAACACCGAGGCATACACCGGAATTTAAAAGTGATTCTGCAATTTTACCCATAGGAGTTGGTAAGATTTGTGCTTTTCCTATAAAATTATTTCCCTCTTGATGAAGAGAAACAATTCTATGAGAAACGCGATCCAAATTTACTGTTGGTCCATCGGGGTGTCCTAGTTCTCCTAGAGCACGGCCCCTATCCACATATTGTTCAGTATATCTCTTTACTTCTCTTTCCATAATCGCCATCGGATACATACGTCCATTACGATTTACGCATTCTGCTTGTAAAAAGGGTCCGGTAATATAGAGTTGCTTGCTTTTCCCAACCCCTTCAGTAATGACTTTTACTGATTCAATTTCTTCGGTGATGAGTTTCATTTTTCTTAGTTGGTAAATCCTACTTTTGACGCTTTAATTGCTGCGGATGTCCAAATAACATCAGTTGGAAGTTTCTCTAAAAACTCAACTGAATTTGCTGGCATTGAAAAATAATTTGTAGTTGCGGCACCAACAATTGTTGAAACTCCGACAGTAACAATACTAGAAGTGCTATTATGGAGTCTTACGCAGGTAGAATTAGAAATACTAGATGCTAGACCAGCAGATGTTCCCGTATCAACTTCAGTTTCAATTATTTTTGTTCTTTGCATTGTATGAAAGATTATTATTAGTTATTTATTATTTCTTATAATTCATCTTTAAACTTCAATATAACAAAAACGGAAGTATACGTACAATTACTATTCTTCGTAAGTTTCTTCTACCCCATTATCAAATAAAGAGTTCGCAACTTCCGGACGAAAACTGTCGATTTTTTCGGATGCTTTTGCAAAGAGAAGATCTTTAATTTTATCACTAATCTGCGAAGGAGATTCGTCAGTAGCAATCATATCCATTAAATCATCCATTATTATATACCAGATTGATAATCGTCATTATTTATATTTCCCCACCCTTGGGCATTTCTACTGCTTTAGTGTCTACTTGAGTTGCTTTTACATCTGTTCTCAAATCTGGTTCCATTACTGGTTGCCCAAGATTCATTTGTGCATTTGGATCCATAGGCATACCTGTTGCCGGATCTACAGGAATGCTTGGATCTGGAATAATACCATCTTTAATTTCTTTTTTAATAATAGTATCTTGTTCGATGATTTCGATATCAGTTTGCCTAAGAATTTTACGTCTCACATAATCTTGGGAAAAATACTTACCAATATAAGGTTCTGCGACTTGAACCATATTTAATCTCTCATTGAGCAACTCTGCATCTTTAAGTTCCGCAAAGTGATTATCATATAGAAAATCGTATTGGATATGTTCATCCATTATTCTCCAATCTTCTGGTGTAATAATGTTCTTGAGAATTAGTTGAGTTCTTAACATATCACTAAACATTGCCGAGAATCTTTTCCTCAGACGAGAAACAAATTTACTGAACTTAACTTCATCACGAAGAATTTCTGAAGATCTGCCAAGATTAAAACCACCTTCCCCATCCATTCTTGAAGGTGGGACGTTTAATGAACTGTAAAGTTTTTTCTTGAAATATTCAATGTCTGTGATTTCTCCAAGATTTTGCCCACCAGGAAGAGTTGTAATTTCTGTTCCACGACCACCTTCTCTCCGTGGAAGCCAAAAATCTTCGAGCATACTCATAAATTTTTTATCGTCACGAATCTCCCCAGTATTTGCATCATAGACAAGTTTGTTACGATAACGCATCATAACATCACGAAGATATTGTTCTGCTTTTACTTTGGGCAAGTTTCCTACGTCAATATAAAAAATTCTGCGTTCCGGTGCTCTTGATAGGCGATAGATAACCAAAGAATCTTCAATCATTCGTAATTGGTTGAGTGATTTGATTGCTTTATGTAAATAAGAAAGAGTTGATCCCTTATTTCTATCTACAAGACCTGATGTGCAATATGTAATGGAATCTTTTGTCATTCTGATTCCAGAATTTGAACCACCAAGAGATCCAGGAGATGGAGTTCCTGTTGGATAACTCATTTTTGGTTCATAAATAAAATATTCTTCAATTTCAGGAAAATCATAATCCATAGGATTATCGATCATTCTATTTGAAATTTTATATTTGTCCGAATCTTTTTTTCTTGCTTGACGAACATATCTCATCTTCATCGCATCGATGTATCTTAATTCTTGTATTCCTACCTCAGGTTTTTTAAGATCTACAACTTTATGATAGTAAAGTCTACCATCAACATACCAATTTCTATAAATTTCGTGGGATTTTTTATCAAAGTCTAAAAGTTCTAGGATATATTTAAATTCTTCTCTTATTTTTTTCTTAATACCGTCACTTGCACTTAGATTATCTAAATCAATTTGAACAGGACTGTCATTGGTATCTGATACAATAGCCTCATTTACAATATCTTCTATAGCACTATCACATTCCGGATGTAGTGCCATTTCACGATATCTTTTGATTAAATCAAATTCTGTTCTGTAAACACCTTCAATATCTACATAGGATCCGAAAAAACCACTGGTCAAATAATGATCAACCCCGTCCTCCTTATTCGGAGGGACGGGGGAAACCACACCTTTAGATAATTCTTCAGTATCTTCAATAGAAAAACCAAATAGTTTTGCCATAATTTATTTTATGTTTAATCTTTAGACTATTTATTATGCTTCTTCGGTAGAGGGTGTCCAATATTGAACTTGAAATTCTACCGTAAATTCTTCGATAGTATCGGAAGAATCATAAGAAAGATCAATTGCTGCAATATTTGTTGGAAAAATGTCAAAAAACTTATATGTTGCTGCAGTTTCCAATCCATTACCAACCGACGTATTTTTGCCTGTTGTACTAGAACCTCTTCTAAATTGTTTAACGAAAGCATCACACATATAATCTGATGGGTCAGTAGCACCACTACCATCAGCATATTGTCCTATGGATTGCATCCAGAGTTCCATGGCATCCCTGATAAGGAAGTCTTGGTCGTTAATAACAGTAATTGTCCAAGTATCAAATGTACGATCACCTGCAACCTTAAAAATCCTTCCTCTGAAAGGAACATCGATTGACGCAATATTTGATGCGGGAAGTGCGGCAGATTTACACAAGATTGGAAAATTATTTGTGAGATTTACTCCAGCTGGTGGTGCTGGGATTGACACCTCAAATAAATTGGGGCGAGCGCCACCACCAATGAGTGCTGATTTAAAATCTTGAATAGAGTGTGGCATTTTTTAATTCCTCCTAGGTGTTTTAAATTAATATCAAACAGTACCAGCAACTTCTTCAAAACTTACTCCAGTACGAGTAGCAACAAAAGTAAGAGTTACATAGTTAATTGACTTCGCAGGCTTCAAGAAGATGTCTGCTCTAAATTCATTGTTATCTATAACATCTGGAGTGTTATTTGAAGAATCACAAACTACCAAGAAACCATAAAGACCGCGTTTTGCTTGAACATCACGCAGATATGGTTCGACAATGTTTCTAAAGTTTGCTCTAGTAATTTCATCATTTAATTCAAACAACTGCGCTTGGGCACTTCTTTGTAGTGACTGTTCGACAGTAAGAAAGAGGCGACGAACGTTAATTCTATCAAATGCTGATGCATATCCAAGAGCAGTCTTATCACCAAAGAGAAGAATTCCTATGCCAGGTTGATTAACGATTGAATTAATTCTTAAAGGATAAAGTTGATCTCTTTGTGCCTTATTTGGGTTATATGCAAGTTTAATTGCGTTGTTTAGTATCCCTCTCTGCTGACCAGCAGGAGAGAACCAAGGATATGCGACAATACTTGTTCTAACCATTAATCCCGCAACGTCTGCATTGCAAGGAATATATCTAAACTTGTTATTAAAACGATCATAGGTATACTTGTATCCACTATCAAATACTGCATATGAGGAAGAGGAAAGTGGTGAGAAAAATTCTAAAATATTATCGGTTTGTGTATCAGTATTAGTGATATCGACAACAGAAGCACGATGTGGTGAGATTACTGCAATACAATCCTTTCTTGAATTTGCAATGGAAATGAGTTGATTTGCTTTTGCTTGTGATTCGAATTTGTTATTTAAACCTGGGCCCATAATCAAATAATCAACTTCAATTTCGTCGGTATTTGAAAATAAGTTGTATGCGGTAAATAGATCTCCAAGAGTGGCACTCATACCCCCAGAGTTACTATAATCTTTACCTCCAGTTAATGTGTAAACTACATTTCCAAGTGCACTGTAAGTTTTATTTTGTGCTGGAATATTCCAAAGACCTTCAGAAGTTGTATAACTGGTAAATGAAGTAGAAAATCCTGTGGGAACGACATCTTCGTTGGCATTAATATCATCTGATGGATTGTCTCCAACATAGACATAGTTCGAATAAATTGCAAGATATTCTTTCCACCAAATTTTTTGAGGTGAATTAACCGCAGAAATTGCATCTGTTGCTTTCGAAAGGCCAAGATGCGTTTCTATAAGATTACCTTGAATTCCAGTGACTGTTCCAGTATCATCAATAACTACAACATGAATCTCATCACTTTTTCCATTTCGATTTGCTGCATGTTGTGAAGTGCCTGGTTTTGGTGCAATAGAACTCCAAAAAATTGAAGTATTTGTTAAACTTAAAGTTTGTTGATCATACCAATCAAGAATTGGATTAGAACCAGTATTAATAGTTGTTGATGCTGTTGCAACACCACTACTAGTAATAAGATTAACCGTTAAGTTTCCGCCACCAGTAGATGCAGTAAATGACGCTAATTGTGATTTTTGTGCATATGTTGTTGGAGTTTCAACGCCTGCGGTTGAAACTAATGAATTAATTTTAACCTCAATAATGCTTGCTCCAATGCCTGTAATGATTCCTTTGAGATAACCATTAAATACTGAAGTAGTTCCTATTCCTGATGAAGTGACGTTAGTAAGAGTGGTAGTTACTCCCATCCCAATTGATGCCACTGACGTAAATGCAGATCCAACGGATAAAATTTGATCCGATTTATCGTCAATAACACATACTTTTAAGTTGTTTGCCCAAGAACCAGGATTCTTTGCTGCGAAAATATAATTTGCAATATCATCTGTATAATTTGCCTCATAGTCATCATAATTCTTGATTTTGAGTGTAGGTTCTCCGGCAGTCGAAACTCCAGCAGAATTTCGAATAGCATTGGCATTTACTAAATTACCCCCATCCACTCTTGCAACTTTAAGAATTCCGCCATAGGAAAGGAATGATGATGCACTCATCCAATATTCATACTGTGCATCCGTAGAAAGGGGTTTTCCAAATACATTAATAAGATCTCTTTCTGTAGTAATATCAATTGGTTGTTCGATTGGTCCGATTGCAAAAGGACCAGCAATCGCTCCAATGTTATCTAAAACATTATCTGCTCTTCCTATTGTTAAATCAACCTCTCTGACGAGTACGCCTGGAGATAATTGAGGAGTCGCCATTTTTTTCTCCGTAAGTCTCAGTTTATCTACAAAATATTTATTAAAATCTTACTTTACATATGGGAAATGGGACGTGAATATCTACCAATCAGGATATTCCCAACTAACCAACGTCAAATTATTCTTTCTACTTTGTGTAACTCTTTTTACTGTACACTCTTTACATTCATATGCGTATGATGACAATACTGGACCTCTATCTTTACGAGTTCTGTAAAAACCATCAATTAAATTTTTTGTTTCACTACATACTCTGCATTTTCTATCTGTTAGTAATAAATGTCCTAAGTTTATTTGTTTATCCAAATCCATTAATATTTCCACATATAATCCCATTCATTAGATCTATCACCATATTCGTCAAGATGCCACCTATCCCCATCTTTATCAACAAAACTCGGTTCATCATGTAATCCATCATTTAAAAATCCAAATGGCGACATATCTTGTTCTATTTGATCTCTTTGATCTTCATATAATCTCTTACGAACATCCTGATCAGTAAGTTCTTTGAAATAATCTTGTGCTACTAACCAAGCATAAATTACAAGACACATTGCCAGATCATCATTACAACCTTCTTCCGCTTCGAAGGAATTGTGTTTTTGTATGAAAGTTGTGAGCTCACTAATTATCTCATAATCATTAAGATATAGTTTATCTTCCTCAATCATCGTCTTGAGATTTAAGCAACCAATTTTTTTTACTGTTTTGGACATCTTAACTCCAAGTTGAGTTTTCTTTCCAGAAAATCCTTGACCAACTATTTGACCTGCTCTCCCTCTCATAGAGCACATAAGAAGATTATTATATTCTAAATCATATTGGAGAATTGATGCTACTTGATCTCCTACATCATTTACTTCACATAAGATGTATGCATCATTATAACTTTTTGCTACATCGTAAATGACACTTGGAAATAACATTGGTTTAATTTCATTATTTCTATACTTCCCAACAACTTTATGGGGAAATTCGGTAATGTCTACTACGGCAAACGCGGAGTAATCACTTCCTACGCCTCTAGCAACGTCTACAGTGATCAAATAGTCGTGTTCTTTGATTGGATCTACATAAACGTCTAAACCCGCGCTACGGGTCTTAGGATGGTCATATACGAGAGTTCTAAGCTTGCTTGGGGCAATTAAAGTATCTACGGAACCTAAAAATTCGCAATTGTGTGAGATAATATTATTTGAGTAATAAAGATTATCATCCCCAACATCAAGTAGATCATAAAGATATATTCCTTTTTCTACAATTTCATTATATGCAACTTTTTTTCCTTGTATAATGTCATCTACTTTTATTAAATCTGCCCTTATTTTTTCCACTCCAAAGGAATGTTTATCTGAACATTTTATTTCAGTGCCATCTTCAAAAATTATTTGGTGATAAAATGGTTTATAGACTTTTTGAATTCCTGAAAAATATTTAAATCCCGTTGGAGTTTTTACTTGAAACTTTTTATTAAGTTTAAACATTTTTCCAACACTCCCCCAAAATAATTTTTTTCATTCCCTGTGGAGTTATACTGTATTTGCCACAATATTCTTTACAAAATGATTGTATGTACGACATTTCTTTACCATTTTTCATTATCAAACCAACATTATTCAAATGAGGCTTTTTTTCGTATAAATGTCTTATTTCTTTAATTTGATCATCAGTTATCTTTCTACTAAAAACTCTACCTTTTCTTGTAGATTTCATTTTGTTGATTGTCTCTTCGGAAAAACAATTCTTAACATTTTTATTCCAAGGTATATTTCCTCTCTTTACTCCACCAATACCACTTCTATCATAATTTTCAAATCCTTCTCCTCCCGTTGATTTATTCCATCCATTTCTATAAGTATTATATTTTTCTATATATCCTATTTCTAAATTTTTTGCTTCCAATGCAACATGAATTTGCTCCACCAATTCGAAAGTATGAGGTGGTTTATTTCTCTTATGTTCTCTTTTTCTAGTATCTGGATTTTGAGTTTGTCCAATATACTGAATTTTGTTATTTAAATCTTTAAGAAAATATATATAATACATTTTTATTATTATTTATAATCCAAGAAATTCACATTCTATCATATAAATCTTCCATAGATATTTTACTAATGCTTTCATTATCATCTTGTATTTCTATTAAAGTTTCGCCCCCCAAACATTCAAATTCGACCTTAAATTGCTGATCACTAGTATTTGCAATAGTTTGTTTTTTCCATTCTTCATCGCGTCCTGGAACTTCGCTCCAGTGAACATCAGTAAAGATATATTCATTTTTACCTTTTTCTGCATCGTGCCACATTCGGTAGAAATGATTCATACCGTGTGGAGTGGAAACTATAATAACTTTGGTATTCTTACCGGATGTAATCGTTGGATAAACTGACGCGAAGAATGAATCTGCAATATGATTGGGAACAAAAGCAAATTCGTCCAAAAATAAAATATTGAATGACATACCGCGAACTGCAGAAGCAGAAGTAGAAGCAGCTAAGATCTTACTTCCATTCTCCAATTCGAGAGATCCTTTATTCCAAGATATAATACCTTGTTGCATCCACTTTGGTAGATTTTCATACGCAGTCTGAAGTCTATCTAAAAGTTCTCTTGCAGTTGCTGCTTTGTTTGCGAGAATACCAATATTTACGTTATCGTTAAAAACTGCATAATGAAGTAAATATGCAACAACAGTGGTTGAATTATGCGTCGGTATAAAGGTTTTTCCACATAAAAATAAATGATTATCACTATCGACTTGGATACAAGCAACTGGAACACTATCAATTTTTTCTATTTTATGAATATAGTGCCTATCTTCCTGAGGTCTAATAGATCTTTGTGAGTCGCAAACATCAATTTTTCTTGGAAGATTGAAAACTTTATGTTTTGTCGTAAAAGATACTGTATGATAATAATTATCTTTTATTTTTTTATGCCTTATGTTTGATTTGATACCCAAACTTGACAATAATTCCACAAATTGTAATATAAACTCATAATTTTTTTGATAAAATTCATAAGATCTCGTATTTCTTTTTACAGATCCATCAGTATCCATTAATCCACGAAGAAGTTCCATTCGGTCATCAATTGATGATCTTAAATACTCTATTGGAATATGTTTATTTTTTAAAAGATTATATGATTTTAGATTTAAATATAAGTCTCTAACCTTAAATCTAATACAGTTATTAGTATCTCTTTCATATTCTACATCTATTTTTGTTTTGTAAAAATTAAAATCATCTTTATGTGATATTATTCTCCCATCTGCAGAATACCCATCCCCCAACCAAACTCCCAAAAGATAGGGATCAATATTTAAATTATTTTTTGTAAATTTGACTGGTTTTGATTTGTGGACAAATAAAGAACCTTCAACACCTTTTCCTCTTTTATTATTTGTTTTTGTTTTATAAATTTCGTAAATTTGTTTTGAAGTTATAACTTTTTTATTAGTTCTCCAATAAGAACTATCAACTTCCCATAGATGCTCGGCATCTGCAATTATTTCTTCGCCGTTATCAAAATATAATTTATAACAATCATGATTGTGCATGATCTCAGTTTTCATTGTTATTGAAACATTATTGCCATCAGGAGAAAGAATAATATCTCCAACCTTAAGATCTCCCATTGTCGTCCAACCCTCTGGCGTTGGAATTGGAGTATCTAAGGATAAGGCTTTGCCCGTCTGCCTGGGCATCTTACAAATATTAAATCTGTGCTTATGGAAATTTTTAATTAATTTTTCTTGAAAATTGTAAGGTTGGAAGTTTTTTAAACCATAATCAAGAGTAACAATTTTTACGTAATTTTTAGCAAAATAAACCGGATCATCCTGACATTTAACAAACTCAAGAATTTGTTCTTCAGTAAATTCAATCGGCGTATTTGCCTTTTTTAAGAGCGGATTTCCTAAATAGACATCATTTGACATAATAAACTCCTTTTATATCAACAGTTCCAAGCTCTAAGTGATTTATTAATTCTGGAATCCGGATCGTTTGCAGTTTTTGCTGAAGTTAATTTTTTCTTCATGCCTTTCATGCGAGCACAGAAAGAATTTCTGCGCGTTCCACCTTCTGGTTGAGGTCTTTTTAAATCACTGCCAGGATTCTCTCTTTCATAGGACTTACGACCCTTTTCATTTAAACCACCAGATTCCGACTTTCCTTCTTTCCTTTGCCAAGCAGCAACCTCTTCTATTTTTTCTTCTCCAATTGTTCGATTATTGAGAAGATAATTCTTTGATTTTGAATTTATGACTTGAATCAATGGCATTCCTGGTCGAATATCCGAAACATTATATTGAAGAACTTGTGCCCCCGGATATACTTTTTGAATTTCGAAAGTCACATCTTTTCTGGATGGCATTCCTACTTGAGGAAAGAACATTCTAATAGAATATGTCTTTCCTCTCCAAGAAAGAATTGCTACAATAACATTACCAGTTTCTGACTGGAGACGAGTTGCCTCTTCAATTTGAGATTTAAAACCTTTGATTGGTTCTGGTTGAATCAAATCAACAACCTCAGCAAAAGTATTACCCTCAGCATCTTCAATTGTTACATCCTCTGCTTTTACACACCTGTTATATTTTTTACCAAAAAGTTTTTGAGTTCCTTTCTTCTTATACCCAGGCCAACATTTCATTTCGTCCATAATTTTTTCAACTAACTTTTGTTCCACCATTTCACCACTTGTCACATAATCTGCAGCAGTGTCAATGTAATCCGCTGCCTTCGTGATCTTTGATTGAACCCACGCTTCTAAATCGCCTTCACCCTTACCGACCTTTTGTTCTAATCTCTTAAGTGCATTGTGAATGGTTTTTAATTCTGATCTTGCCATCGAGTACTCTTCATCCTTTACTGAAACTTTATCCCATGCTTTTTCTCCATAGGAACATTGGGATCTTGTCTCTCTTTTGTTGCATAAAGGACAGTATCTTTCTTCTTCGTGCATAGTTGCCTCCGATTTAGTTCCCCATTTATCTGCACCAACTTTACGACATTTAACAAGTGCTCCTGATGCATATGCACTAGGCCAAACATCATAACGAGACTTTACTTTATGATAGCAAGCATCTTTTTTTCCAGACTTTTTCTTTTCTTGTAATTCCATCTCTTCGGTTCTTACATTGGTTGGTTTTGCTGAGTTATTTTTTTGTGGTTGATTTGGATCTTTTCTATTCTTTCTTTCAAATGCTTCATCCTCTTCTTCTGGAGAAAGATTTGATGCCATTTTAGAACTTCCACATTTTGGGGTTGAAGTTTGTCCCGGTTGCCGTGCGCAAGGAGCACCAGCAAATGGACCTCCAAGTTGGCGCCATCCCTTTACATTTTTTCCAGTTTTGGGATCTGTTCCGCTAGATTTTTTGAACCAATCGCGAAGACCTTCATCTCCGGATTTGGTTTCTTCTTTTAAATTTTTAATCCATTCATCTGGTGTTTTATCATGCTTCCTTACAAAAGAATTATGAAGTTGTTCAGCAGTCATATCATTTTTTTCCATAATATTGCGCATTAGATTATCAATTGATTGATAAGAAATATCACTTAATTTCTTAAGACCAATCTCCAGTTCTTTAGTAGCGTCTTCTTCACATCCACAGTGCTCTTTCACATCTTTAAATTTTTTATGATGTCTTTTAGCGTCTGCTTCCATCTTTTTCAAACGTGTATAATAATCTGGAATTTCATCAAGATGTTGAAGAGCAATATCCATTGCTAAATTGTGATCTTTTGTATGCTCATGTTCAATAGGTTCTCCCATATCAAGTTGCTTTTGTATGAAAGAAACATCCATTCGATGCTTCCTTGCAATTTGTTCAACCGTCTTATGAGATTTAAATTTATTCATTAGTTAAACGAACCCTTGATTTATTTATTGTTCTAATTGATTTTGAGATTGTTGCTTTAAAAGTTTTGCCAATTCTGTAGTAGAACCGACAAAAAGAGCATTATTAACTGTTGTTGGTCCTTTTGGAATGTCCTCTTCTATATCTTTTTTTATTTTATGTAGTGCCATAAGTTTTTCTGTCGTTTCAGTGGTAGTTTTAATTAACTGCCCAAGAACCTCATATGCCCTAGGCATTTCACTTTCTTGTGCCAATTCTAACATTCCGTTAATTGCTTCTTGTCCCTTCTCCACTAAAGAATATAAATTGCCTCTTGCATAATCATAATCTTTTTTAATATCATCAGCATCTGAAGTATATTTTTGTATTTTTTCAGCAACTTTTTCTTCCTCGACCGGAACTATTTCCGCATCTACATTGAATGTTTCGTTTAATTTGTCAAATTTTTTTACCATTTTTTATACTCTATCAAAATGTAGAACCACTAAATCCGAAATCATCTCCAGTTTCTATAAGTCGATTATCGGTACTTGTGATTGACTTGATTGCCGCCCCTGCTAGGTGTGAAGTAATTGATGTCCCATCTTTTCCTCTTTCGACAGTAAGTACATTTCCCGATATAAGTTTTACAAGTATCTCTTCCCCTTCAATATCAAGATATGTATTTGGTAAAATTGAAGTTGTATCATTTACCGTAATTAGTGTATCCTCGGTACTAATATCATTTGTTATATTTGTTACGACAATTCCTGTATAATTTTTAATTGCTCTTGGTTCTGCAGAATAAACCACCTCCCTAGTTGGAGTATTTGTAGTATCTCCAGTAATATAACTGATAGTAGTTTTTTTGATGATATCTTTTGATGCGGAAGATGTCGGGCCGAACAAGTAAGTTTTTACGGTAAATCTTAATGTATAAATTAAAACTCTTCTGGTTGTGAAATCACCCTCATAATCATCTTGCATTGTGATGTTCTCTAGAATTACAGGAACATCTCTTTTTTCATTAATTTCATCTATTAATTCAACAGTCATTGTATATGCTGGTTGGAAGTATGGTAAAATTTGTTCTATAATTTGAAGAGCATCGTCATTTAATTTTGACATAATGCTGACCTCAAATTGCAAATTATACGGAACCGGCAAATAAACTTTTTTTGTTTCCCTTCCGTCAGTTATTGACTTTGTAGTAAAAGTTTGAGTTGTGGTGGATTTTCTTGTTGAATCATATGTTAAACCAGTAAATTCAAATGACATTCTCGGTAATGTAATTTGAATTGGTTTGTTTAAATCTGGTGATTGATTAAGTCTTGCAAGAAATTTTTGAGTTGGTCCATATGAAAAAGGAACTTTAATCACGCTTACCACGTCATTAGAGTTATTTTTGTGTTTAATAGTAATAGTATTAAACAAAGAACCAAACGAAACTATAGTATTTCGTAAAATTTCGTGATAGAAGTATTCAAACATATGATTTAATTTATAATACTATTATTTAATCGATTAATAATAAATATTTATCTATCTATAAGTTATGGCATACCAAAAGGATTATTTTCACTAAAATCTATGATTGTATCTGCTTCATCTTCAATTTCTTCATTTGCAGCATAACCATCCTTTACTGCATAAACATTAATTGATCTCAAATAGTGAGATGCACTTGACGAACTTCCAACTATATTTTCTCCAGTAATGAACTCGCCCGTAACTTTAGATACTTGAAGGACATTTGTAATAGAACTCCAAGATTTAACTCTTGCAGTTACACCACTTTGAGTTCCGGTTACGAGTTCATTGAATATAAAATTACCAGTCGAATTTAAAGATGGATTTCCAATTATAATTCCTGGTGGTAGTGTATAACCAAGACCCGCATTCGTAATACGAATTGAAGTAATTGTTCCTGCAGTTGAGACTTTTGCAGTTGCGGCAGCAGAAATGGTGGATATTCCAGTAAAAATAATAGTAGGAGCATTTACATATCCTGAACCTACATTTGTTAGTGTAATAATACCGACTATACCGTCTCCTAACGTTGCAGTAGCAGTTGCGCCATTTCCGCCCCCACCAATAAATCTTACTCCAGGTGTTATTGTATACCCAAACCCAGCATTTGTTAATGAAACACTTTGAACTGATTGAGCCTTCGGATTTGTATTGTCATTACATACGACAATACCACCAATCATATCTGCAATAGCACTTGCAGTTCCTCCGCCCACAGGAGCAGAAGAAATGCCAACTGTCGGAACATTAGTGTACCCCCCACCTCTATTTGTAACAGTAATAAATCTTATACCGCCATTTACAATTGAAGCAGATGCAGTTGCAGTAATACCTACTCCAATCATAGTAAGATTCGTTAGATTGCCTACCGCAATTTGATCTGGTTTTGATGAGTCTTCTCCACTAATATTATCATCAATTTCGCCAATTCCGGTATCGATAAGTTCATCCTCGTATCTAAAGAGTTCACATCTTAACTCATATGTATATAATCCTTGAAGTTGATAAAAAGGTTTTTCGTGCTCAACGTACTTAATTTCGAATAAACGATCTCCGAGAGGAAAATAAATTAAATCCCCCTCTTTAGGTCTAGATGATAATTTGATGTCAGATTGATTTTTAATCAATGGTGAAATATAATTTTTAAATCTTTCTCTCGAAATTACTAGAGTAATTTCATTTAATGCTTGAATTCCAAATTTTGATAAAATGGTTGGATTATTTCCATATCCTTCAACAGTATCGACATATGCTTCTATAGGATAAGCATTATTGAATTCTGATTCTATAACTTCTTTTATGACTGTTTTTTCCGTAATGTATTGGCGAGGTAGATAATAAACTTCTACACCGTACATTCTTAATTGCTCATTGATTAAATCTTGGATTAATCCTTGTTCTGCTTTAGACCCCTGAAGAAAAAATGGATTTAACATATTTTCAACCAATCATATCATAGGGAGGAAGTTCATAAGTATTGGACATTTTTTCCATTAAAACATCAATTTCTCTTTGAGCATCATCGTACATTTGTCTTCCATTTAACTCAACACCACCAGGAAGTTTAACTCCAGTAAATTTCATCATATTTTGGCCCCATTGCCTTTTAATCAATGAAGTTAAGTATGGTTTAATAAAGGAATCATTCCAAACTCTCGAATAATCATTCGGATCTAAAGTTGAATAACAATCTATGATGACGTATTGACCATTTCTTAAAGATGACCAATCGACATCAAGATATAGTCTATCTTGTCTTTTATTGAAACGTATTTGTTTTTGTGTATTTAAAAGAAAATCCAAATCTTCCAGGTATGTTTTAACCATTGCATAACTAAGAAGTTCTGTTGTTCCCCAATAGTAGATATCATTTAGAAATAATTGATACTTAACACTAAACATACTGCTAGTGATGGTATTTGCACCATCAAACATAAAAATTTTATTGATTCCAATTACATTTGGGGGAACTTGTAAATAATTGCTATTTTCAAAATAAGTAAATGTGGTAGCAGTACCGACTATGTTTGTAGTTACTGATGTGGACGCTATACCTACGGATCCTCCACTATATCCTGCTCTACCACGTTCAATATCATTTTGTGTAATTTTGTACTTATAAAATGTAGGATATACGCCATCAAAATGTCTTTCTTGGAAAAACTGGACAGCATCATCTACTAAATCTTCGATTTGCTCATCAGCAACATTAATCTCTAATACTGGAGCACCCAATTTTCTTTTACAATATTCTATAAGTTCTTGCCTAGAAGATGGTTGTGCCATTTGTGCTATCCTCCAATAATAATATTTATGATTGTGGTATTACCCACTCAGAAACTAATTCTTGTTGTTTTAAATAAAGTTTAAAATAGCACTTTGCGAGAGTTCTAATATCATCAATATTATCAATATTATCAATTTGATTACTGAATTTTACATACTCAAAATTTTTTGTCAAGTTTGAAAGTTCTATAGTATCAGGATTCATCAATCAATCTCCTAAGTAAAAATTTAATTTCATTTAAGTCTTCTTTCATATTTGTGATATCAGATTCGAGATTATTTACCCTTTCATTTTCTTTTAGTTTAGAATCTCTTCTAGAAAGATATTCAGCGTATTCTGACATATTAGTATTAATAATAGAATTTGTTTTAGGATCTCGAATCAGATGATCATACCCTTTCACTTTAATATAATCCATATCAAGCTAGTGTAATTACTCGTAAGTTTCTTACTCTAGGAACATAAACTTGGTTAGTAGATGTCATAATAAGTTTAATTCTATAAGATCTAAATGGTGGCAGTTGATCTGAAGTAAACCCATATTCTCTGTATTCAAGTTCAGGAGAAGTAAATCCAATAGAGTTTGATTGTGATATAAATTTATCAGATAAACCACTATTATCCTCAAAGTTTATAATCTCTCCTCTTGAATTGAGATTCGCATATCCAGGAAATGGGGTAAAGATAGGATCGAAGTTTTGATTTTCACTAATCGCATATAATGCTCGAATATCCGAATACAGATTAATATGTGCGTCAAGAATAATCTTGATTGAAGAAGCAGGATTTTCTAAAGTAATTTCCTTTGAAATATATTGAAATGCTGATGGGTCTCCATTAATTGTATCGACTCTTGCATCAGTAGCATAATTTTCAATCACGCTATTGATTCTATTTGAAGTTAATATGGTGCTTATTCTTTGAGTATCTAAAACCGGAGAGAGTCTTGTATCGGTTGTGCCTAAAGTTAATCTCATATTCATTGACTTATTGCCAGGTAAATCGGTCAATTTATTATCTTCGTTTACTTTTGATGCAATAATTCTTGTGCTATCTAGATAATTTGGAGAATTAATCGTAATAGGCTCAAAACCAACATCAGTAAATGGTATTTCATTTCCACTGATACTAGAACCAGTAATAGTCCTCACTTCAGCACTTAATGAAGTACCTTGCACAGTAAGATTTTGAATAAGAGGCGTAATAATTTCAAAGGGCATATTTTGTGATGCTCTAGTGTTATATCCACCAGTTGATTTTGTTTGATTTGCGTAAAGAGTTGGGAAACTAGTTCCAACACTTCTATCAACACCATCACTAGTCATATCAAGTTTAATGTGATAGGAATCAAAAGTAATAGGATCTGTAATAGTTACATCATTTAAATCGTGAGTTTTATTAATTCTTTTTAGTGAAACGCCATTCAATTCATATTTGTAGACAGGAGATCCGATTGGATGAGATGTGGAATTGGGTCCTCTAATAATATTTCCACCAATAACTCCTCCCGATATTGAAGTATATTCAATAACCTCGTCACCAATAAGTAAATATCCAGAGTTTGTTTCTCCAACTCCAACATTTTCAAACATACCGAAAGCACTAGAATCATCAACTGATATTGATCCTGTAGAATCTGCCGCAAGTTGAATGCTCAATTTAGTTGGTTTGATATCTGATTCTACATTAGAAATTGTAACTAAGTTATCTTGAAAATACATTCCGTGATTTTTATGATCTATCTTAATATGTCTTCCGTCAGTTTCTGTAATTATTTCATTAACAAATACACCAGTTCCATTTAGAGATGTTGTAATACCTAAACTATTCACAAACTGAATTGTTTTGGATTCACCAACAACAAAGTCTCCTTGAATATTATCTACTATAATTTGATTAAGATTGGAAATGTTTGGAAGTGAGAATCTTGCATTTATTCCGACATTAAATGCTCCAATATTAGAAATTCCAAGAACGTCTCCAATTTGGTATCCACTTCCCCCAGAAGTAATAGTTGCTCCAATTGCGACTCCATTGTTTATGGTAATCGTAGCAGTTGCATCTCTACCCTTACCAGTAATTGTTTGTAAACTAATTCCAGTGAAAGTTGCAATACCAGAAGATGGAGTATATCCAATACCAGCATTAATAATATTTAATGAACCCGTTGCAATTCCTGCATTTCCCACATAGTTTCCTGATGCGTTTGTTCCACTTTGTAAAATAGTATTTCCGATAACAAAGTTTGAATCATTAATTGTGGATGCTAAACTTATTCTAACTTTTTTAGAATTAAAGTTAAGAGAATTTGGTATTAATTTAGCAATTTGATTATTACCTTCAGTAAGTTGGGGATTATAAACTTCTACAGTTCCAGATTCAATAAAATCTGCACGATAAAGCGTAAACTTAAGATCCTCCCACTGACTTGGTTCCCAAGTTGAAGCATTTTGTGATTTAAATAGTGATCCAAGGTAGGGTTGGTTAGAAATAAAGGTTTGTGTTATTAAATCATTTTCACCAACTCTTGAAATGTAAACACTGTACTTTGTTGAATTTGAAAGTAAGCAAACGCAATATTCCTTTCCACCTTCAAGGTAAATTGGAGATTTAAATACTACTGGTGTTGCAATAGTTGAATCATTAGAAATTTGAACCTCATCGGGATCTAATACAATTTCAGAAAACGGAAGTACAAACTCTGAAGGTAATCCATTCTGTATGGTTCTTATTTGAATTGTGACTGGAACATCAGTATCATCTTTAGTTCTAAAGAAAACATCGCATCTTGTGAGAAAAATTCCAGTGCTCTCATCAATTATGAATGATTGTGCTAATGGATCGTTATAACATCCAGGAGAAAAAGGATTTTGATATATACTCGTTTGAGGCTTTGTTGCAGGAGCAACAACTTTACCTATATTAGGATTGACCCCCCAAGTACTAACTGCACCTTGTCCAACTACGATAGGTCTTCCAGTAGCTTGAGCAGCTGCAACTGCTGCAGCAGCGTTTCCTCCATAAGTATTACGAATTAAGTCTCCTGTAATATAAACTGGAGAACTACTGGGTGCTGGTGAAGGTGCTGAAGGTGCTGAAGGCGGAGGAGGTGGTGGGTAGTTAGTAACGCTTGAAGAAGATAGAACAGTGCTACTAACCACTTTAGTCCCTGTGGATCTTGAAATTTGTTTTGCTTCAGTCAGAACTCTACTTTCAATTCTCGCATTTCTAATAGAAATGATATTTTCCTGAACTGTCTGTAAAGTGCCGCTAGAAGAAAAGTTTTCTTCGGCAATAGTTGTAGCAAAATTTTGATCATTAAATGTATTATTAGTAAAAGTTAATGACTTAGTTCCAGACTCAAATCTCGGATGTATATTACTATTTGGATTCGGTATAAACAAACTCCCAATTAAAGTTGCTGATAAATCTGATACTAATCTAATATTTGTAATAGAAGCTTGAGCACCACTAATACTTCCAGTTAAAACCATTCCACTTCCTATCCACCCATTAAATAATCCTTGGGGTTCATTTGAAAGCGAAAAAGTATCAATATTCAATATTGATGATGTTGAAGAATATGTTGCAGGTAATACTTGGTTTGTGTAAGGATTTTTTGAAAATACTTTATTAGGAACATTATATGGTCCTTCTTTATGATTTGATTGCGACACTCTAAAAGTAATTTTGGGAGATTCATTAGATAAATCTGAACCCAATCCAGTTGCTCGTATCCTACCAATTACAGTTTCTCCGACCTGAAATACGCCAGAAATCATATTAATTTCAAGTAATTTTGGAACGCAATATTTTGTTACGTCTACCCCATCAAAAAATGCATATAATTGTGTTAATGGTTTTACTTGCTTCAATATGAACTGAAGATTTCTAGATCTCATAAATGCAACAAGATCTCTATTTACAACTCTATCACCAAATGATGTTTTATCAAATTGCTCACTTACTATAGTTCTCAGTCCACTTCTATTTGATACTCCAGTGTCTATAACCTCTAACAAATTATCCTGAATAACACTTGTGGTAGTTGTTGGATAAGTTCCGAAGCGACCATAGATGTCTCGTGAACCCATTGCCACGCCGGCACTTAAAGGGTTGTGCGTTACACCTGTTCCGTGTGTAGTTTCCGTTCTATTTTTCGTAGATTCTACTCTTTCCTGTCCAGTCCAAACATCAACCCAAGAATTCCATACTGTTGGACCAAATCCAGTTTGAGGATCTACATTTAAAGTTGATAAAGTTTGTGCATAATTTCCTTCTTGCGTAATAACTTTAGATTCTAAACGAACAGTATCTACCCAGGTATCAGAAGGCGGAGTAATTTCGAGAGTTCCTTTCCAAAAGTTAACTAAAAAGGGCGTAACACTTTCTGTTCTTGTTGCAAAAGGTTGTTTTAACCATTCTAATTCAGCATAATCTAACGTAACAATGTCTCCAGATTTTCTAACATTGATACCCTCAATTGATGAGAATGCTAAATCATCAGTTGGATCCGTATTTTCTACTGGACCAAAAATCAAATCAATCGAATTAGTATAATGTTTTGGTCTTAACTCTTTATTTTTAGGATCAATACTATTCTTTATTTCGGCATCATTTTCTTGAGATAAAGTAGTTGTAAAGTTATCGACAAAAAATCCAGATTTAAATCTATTCAATCCATTTGAATCTGAAATAAAAAGATTTGCTGTGTTTGTTTCTAAAAGAGACAATGCAGTATAATACTCTAAATTTTTAATTCTACTTTCAAGATTCCTAATGTCGGACATTTTATATCCTTTATGCTCCAAAAATTGAATGGAAGCATCTGATACTGAATAAAGATATGGAGGCAATTCTATAGAGAATAACTCTAAAGAATCATCAGAAGAAGATGGTTTTTCTGGTTTTTCTGATGGTGTTCCATATTTGACTTGAAATTTACCATCTTTCGCAAGATAAACGCTATCAATTCTACCCAAGTAGAATGAAAAGTTACTTAAAATTTCCTCATCCGATGCCAAAATATTTGTTGCCGAATTTCCCGAAGCATTGAATAATCTTCCAAAAAATTCAAATGGCGATCTTGAATTTTCAGTAACTGTATATAGAGAAACTCTTGGTCTAATATCAATAATATCAGTATTTCTAACTCCATTAATAGTTCTTATTTCATTAGTATAATCATAAGTATTGTATGACTCTACTGTTGTAATATCCCCATCATCTGAAGAATCATAAAATCCACTAGAAAAATAGATTTTTATTTTTTTGTTTGGTTCTTCTGAATTTAATTTTCTAGTAATAAATCCATAATCATAAAAAGTTCCTTTTTGTCCAATAGAAAATGTATAGTTAAATGATATATTGAAACTTGGTGAATCTAATGTTACAATAACTGCTTGAATATTGGATTCTCTAAATGTTACCGTCTCCCCTTCTTTAAAATTATTTTGATTTTTATAAACAAATAATATTTGGGATGAAGTTAATTTTTCGGCAACTATACCAATAGTATCGCCATTTTGACTTACAATTTGTTCACCAATAATTAAGTCTGATGTTGTGTTAGTTGGACCATTGATAGACGAAAGAACCATTTTCGGCGCAGAAGGGGAAGCAGTATCTGCCGACTCAAAAATTCCATGTATCTCAATAATATCAGGAACGTTTAGAGATATATTTTTATCTTGAACTCTTGTTCCATAAGCATAATTTCCAAATTCAAGACCATCATTCAAGGTGGTTCCTCCAATACCAGATCCCACATATTTTGACTTATCAATTATAATACTATTAACCCTATTTTTTCTTTTTGCTTTTGCTTTTGGTTTAATTTTTCTAAGAGTTGTAATTAAGGTTGCACCAGCATTATTGGATCCTAGGTTAAAAATTTGGAGTTGAGCGCCACCATTAATAAAGGAAAATTTATCTGAAGTTAATAATTCGGTAGAACCATCAGATCTAATTAAAGAATATCTTTCCTCATCAAAGGGTAAAAATGTTTCATTTGTTCCGGCACTCACTGTGTCGGATAGTTGGTTTGATATGATATTGACAGTGAATGACTTTCTAATGGTGATATTTGCATTATTTAAATCTACATTAGAAATATTACTTTTTGGGAATGATGTATATAGTGTGTTGTCCGTTGATGATTCTAAATTTGTCGTTAATATTTTAAGATCAGTAACCTCCAATGTTGCAGTTGGTAGTTTTCCTTGAGCAATGCCAGTAACAGTAGTAACTCCGGCAATTGTAATTTCGGTAGACCCTACACTTACAACTTTTGCAATAACTGGATCTGCCAGAGAAGTATCACTGTAAGAAATTAAATTATCTCTTTTAACAAGATTTCCCGGAAATAGAACATTAGTACTTGTAATAGTACTAATGCCTAAAGATTCTGGTGAAATACGTGCGATCCCAATGTTAGATTTTATAGATTGTACCGAATCTGCGGAAAATGTTGATGAAGATCCGACTAAACCATAAACTGATTTGACATCAGAAATACTATATGAAGTTACTGCTACAGCAACATGTCCGGATTCAATTCCATCAAAAATAAATGATTCGTTTTTTAAAAAACTACCTTTGATATCATATAAAGTAATGAGAGTGTTATTAGAAACTGCATCCTTAATAAACCCACTTGCACCACTATTTACTCCCTCAACAAAGGTTGGTACTGATAATGTGATAGGTTCATTTAAAGTTATCTCGGTAGTAGTTTGAACATCATATAATGAAATGCCCCATTCATTTATATTTTGATTTGTAAAACTATAAGAACCAAATTCTAATCTAAAGTCATAAACTCTAGCAACTCCAATTTCTTTCCCTGGTGCAGTAACTTTGGAGGTGCCAACTCTTTCATCTCTCAAACTTAAAATATAAGTATTTCCAATTCCAATAACAGGAGTTCCGTAAACATTATTTAAAGATAATGTTGGACCCGTATTATAGTTGATTGATTGATTTTCTAATTTTTTAATTGTTCTTGGTTTTTGTACATCCAAGAATGTTGTACTTATAGTTTCTACGTCATATCCACGAATAACTGCTTTACCTGAAGATACTTGATATATAACCAGATCGTCGGATGGAGTTTCTCCCCCATAAGTAAATTGATTTAAATTAAAAATTCCCTGATTTCCTAAATTATTATTCAAAGATTCTTTTATTGAAACATCAAAGGGTTTAACAATATAATCGCCAGATTCGCTATATGTTCTTCTTGCTAATTCGTCAGCAATTAAATTATATTCGGTTGTGATAACTTTTGACCTTAATACTCCGTCATTTATTGTTGCCAATTCGACAAAATTATTATCATCAAAATCTGACAAACTTTTTTTAAATAATGATACGGAAATTTTTAACCTATCAGCACCTGGTGCCGCATAATTATTAAACCCCTGAGAATTATCACTCAAAGACTCATCAATATCAGAATTAATAACCTCCTCATTTACAAATAAACCAACTCTATAACTTGGTGTATTATTATATTGATTTAAGACTAAAGTTTCCGAGTTTACATTTACGAATTGTCCACGAATAAAATAAATTCCATCAGAAATTGAAAATGCCGATCCAACTGTTGAAGAATTATTTGATGTAGTAACAGCGAATGGTTGTCCAGCAACAATAGAAGTATTTCCTAAAAGACCTGAAGTAATTGTAATATTTGAAATCAATGATTCTCCATCAAAAAATTGTTGAGTTGAATTATTTTGAACACTTGAACTTAAATAATTTATATAAAGAGTTAAATTTCCTCTTTCCGAGTCTTGTGGAAGAAGAACTTTATCTACAGTAGCGGTTACGCCAGAAGTTTGTCCTGTAATTTTACTTCCGACAAGTTGATCTGCGTATGCAGAAACAGAGACTCCAAGAAAAGTATTTTGAAGTTGAACACAATAATATAATTGAGTGTATGAAGTATTTCCTGGTATTACTTTTGCGCCTTCTTTAAAAAAGTGTTGCCCAAACTTTTCAATTTGGTTTTGGAGAATTGACTGAAGAGTTGTTAGTTCTCTTGCTTGAACAGGAACTCCTGGTTTAAAAAGAACTTTATGATAGTCATTATTTGCGTCAAAATCATCAAAATATGGTGATACATTGAGATTGGTTTGTTGAGACATAATTTTTTAAAACTGCAAAATGACTTTAATATCTTCTTTTTGATTCGGAGATCTTGTAATTGATGGTCTATTATCTACGTAAATAATATTTCCAGAGTATTTTTTTACTTCAGGATTTGCAAGACCACTTGAAAAAGATTGTCCAAGGTAATACGTCCTATTATTTATCACGGTAGATATACCCGTAAAAGTAGTATCAATTGTTAATGGAAGTGACCCACCAGTAATTACAAGACTTCCTTCAGTGGTAGGGGAACTTGAAAATTCAACTCGATCAAATCCGAAAGGTGGATTAGTTACCGCGGTACCGGCAGTAGTAAATCCTGCCATTGACCTATCCTGCCAGTACTTTAAGACTCCAGTAATTTGATCATAACTGATGACTTTACCTACTGCAGTTGTTGCAGTCGCAACTGTCTGTGTGATGAATGAATCTGCAGTATATATTGCAGTTTCAACTCCAATTCCCGTCAACTTAAGTGCGTAAACAGCACTTGCCTTATCTAAAGTTAAAATTTGATTTGAACCAAAAGATTCTGGATTTTCTACAATTCCAATTCTCGCGATTTGGTTTCCGGTAATAAAATCTGGATTTTGGTTATCATTTTCTATTCTGGAGTACATTAGAACATTATATGCCCCAAGTTCCCGGTAAATATCTGCTCCGTGCCCTCCTTGTGGTGGAATAATTACATCAAAAGTTGGTCTAGTAGTTCCCGTAGGTACATTTCCTGCAACTAAATCTACATTTCCGAACGTATATCCGGAACCTTGATTTGATACTATAATTGATTCTACTTTTTGATCATTATTTATCACAATAGTGCATTCTGCACCAGTACCATCACCACGAATAGGAACTCTTGTATAAGTTCTATTTGCAGTCCCTACACCAACACCTCTATTAGTGATAGTAACAATTTTAATAGAACCGTCAACGGCATTATTTTTTACCTCTGCATTATCATCACTTGTTTCCCAGTTAGCAGGAACCGGCATAAATTCGGTTGATTCAAACTTAATAATGTCAACCGGTTTAATAGTGTAAAGATACTTCCAGATATATCCATCTCCACTAGATCCGGCAGATCTTGGTTCTAAATCCGTAAATCTAGGTTCATCTAGTGATGGCCTCCCTCTCAAATTATCTGCATCTATTCCATTGTATAAACAAATATAAACTCTATAATCACTATTTAAAACATAATAAGATGCTGAATATAAATTAGTTGCACCAGAAACTATAGCAGTTTTTGATCTACTATAATCGTGACGATACATATCATAAGATGTACCTGATGACCAAACTCTTTTTTGTACAACTTGCCTAACGTCACTTGCATTTATTTTTTTCAATGCAATCATCGTATCCCAATAACCATTTTCTTCATCAAAACTATCTTTTGGGGCTGGTGGATTTCTATCCCAGTCAGGTTGAATATCAGTTGAATTTGATAATCCTACAAAAGAATAATAAGAATTGGTAGTGGTACTTAATCCAGCAACAAAGTTTTTTGCATTTAGTATTCTAATCTGATCAGTTATAATTGCTGCCATTTTGTGAGTTTTTTATCTATTTATGTGATATATGTTGAGAACTTTAGTGGATTAGTTCTTTTTAAAATTGTGCTAGTAGTTATCCCAGCAAATCCATTTAATGTATAGGAATTAAACTCTTTATTTTTTGTTCTACTACTTAACAGTATCCTGCCCCAACTATATTCTCCAAAGAAATTATTGGAATTAATTCCAATTAATGAATCGTGATTTTGCACACTTGTAGATACTCTGGTTACATACGTAATCCCAATACCAATAACTGTAGTTTGCGCTATTGATACTGAAGATGCTTGATAAACATTATCTATAAAGGTTGTACCTATTCCAACAATACCATTAAAATCTAATGAAGTTGTTGCTTCTCCGATATTTGAGTTATATACTACAAAATAATAACCGGTTTGTATTCCACTAATTGTAGTGACTCCTGTTACAGAAGCGTCTCTTAAGAAAGAATTTTTTGGAATATAAAAATCAAATACTATTACTGTTGATGCAACGCCAATAGATCCTGTAGAAATTCCTACAATAGTTCCAAAATCACCTTCGTAAGACTCTACAGAGTTAACCTCTTTTGTTAAAGCTGGGGGTTCAATTAATATGATAGGGGAATTTGTGAATGTATACCCAACTCCGGGGTTAATAATATCAATTGATGACACATTTCCTGAAGTTATGGATGATATTGCGATTGCATTTATTGGAATTGTAGTTCCGATTCCAACTGAATTTTGAATTGTAACTACTGGTGGCGAGAGATAACCCTCTCCACCATCGACAATTTGAATAGATGCAATAGTACCCGCAACGGACACTATTGCTGACGCAGCTGCGCCAACTTTAGATTCTTGTGAGATAAATGTTATTGAATTTTGGAATGATAGTGAAATATTATTTTCATTAATTTGATTAAAGAATGGTCTAATACTATCGACATAAACAATAGTAGACCCAACACCAACCGGTTGAATTAGATATGCAGTTGGATTGATTACCGAATTATACAAAATTCTATCTTTCGCAATTTCTTGTTCGTTAATAATTCTATCCTCAGTTTGTCTACACCAAGTTACCGATCTTTCTAGATTTTCATCATCAGTATTTCCTGGTCCAAAATACGGATTGGTATTCACATTATCAGTAGAATTAATACTCGTCACTGTACGTGCTTCTTCTTGTAGTGTTGGAGATTGGCCAGTAGAAGAATCGTATCCAATTGTTAAATTATCTCCAACCTTTACAGTTTCTAATATGTTCACATCAATAACATCAACGTTTTTAGTTCCTCTGTAGAATAAAATCTTAGAAGTATCTCCAATTTTAGGTGGTTCTGTAAATTTAATTGAACTGCCCCCGTTAAAGAGGTAACTTTCTCCAGGAACCTGTAGAATATCATTGATGAATACTAATAAAGTATCCTGAACGTTAATGCCCGAACCTTTTGAGGAGCGAATTGAAATTAAATTACCTGCAACGGTAAGTGGGAATCTAGATATCTTTCCGTTGAACTTATCATTTAATTTATCGAGAACTTGAAGTTCTCCAATTGACCACCCAGCAAACTTATCGGAAGTTGTTTTTTGAATTGAAATTTGGAATTCTCTGAATGAAGATCCTGTGGTGGGAATTCCAATTACTCCCCCAACCGGAACTGTTAAAATTTGATCTTCACCGTACCCATATCCAGTATTAACAATTTCAAAATCAATAACGCTAGATCCCTGACCAACAACTATATTAATCTTTGCTCCAGTACCAACTCCAGAAGATGAAGAACTATAAACCAATGGGATGTTTGTATACGATAGTGGGTCATCAAATATTACATAGGGTGGATTTGTAGAAGTGTATCCAGATCCAGGATTTGATATATCAATACTTACAACGTGTCCTCCACTTACAACAGCAGTTCCAATAAATTCAATATTCGGAGTTTCTATAGATAATGATGTAACACCAACATTTACAACCTGTACTACTTCTCTATATCCAGAACCACTGTTCCCAACACTAATAAAAGAAATAGTTCCTGCAACTGAAACAACTGCAGTTCCTCCAGCAGAAACTAAAGGTTGGTATCCAAATCCCTCAGTTGAACCAACAGAAACAATAATCCCACCGCGAGGAATACTTGCAGTATTTACATCATAAGAAACAGATTCTGCAGTTCCAGTAAAAGTAATTGATGTGATTCCCAAATATTCTGAGAGATTGTAGTCATTAGTTAATCCTGGACCTTGAAATATTTCGTTGACTAGAATTATTGCATTTTCATCTTCTATTCCTAAAACATCCGAACCATTTGAAGATAATCTAAAATCTTTCATAAATCCATCAAACTCTGACGAAATGTCGTCAAAAATATAATTTTTAGAATAAGTTTCTTCGGAAGAATTTGGAGTTCCAGATCTCGTAAAGGTTCTTCCTTGGAATGTAGACCTGGAGGATAGTCCTTCCCAATCCCTTTCATCTGGCATATTTGTAGTGCTACTCAATGGTATATTTCCATAAGGTGCAGTAACAAAATTAATCACATTATCTATAATATTGTAATTACCATTTATCTTTTTGATTAAAGATCCGGTAGAGTGCCCTACAAGAGAAGATCCCATCCAAGGTCTACGAACTTGGATTGCATTAGTACTTCCAATACCAATACTCTCAATTTTCATAATTTCTTCCCCAATTCTTATTAGATCACCACCAAAAAATGAGGTAATTCCAGTAAAATAGATTATATTATCTGTGGTGGCAACGTTAGTTGCTAAGGTGGATGTGATTTCTGTCGAAATAATTGGAGATTGAATTATATTATCAATAGCAACAACTACTTTCGAATTTTGATTTGTAGATGTAAATCTGTGGGCAGAACCAATACCAACGCTAGTAATTGATAAAGTTTTTGGTGTTATTTTTAGAGCATCCTGAGCAGTTCTTGCTAGTTTAATTGTGTTCACATCAACCTTGACGATAAACACTTCATTCGGTAGTTTATCGGTTAATCCAATCCCAGCAAAACTAGTTGTAGCAATTCCGATAGATTGCTCCGATCCTTCAGCACCATTATCATATCTAACTAATTCCCCGCTTACAAAGAAGTGATTTGGGATTGTAATAGAACTTGATGCAATACTAACTATCGAAGAATTTTCGCCAATAAAATATCTTTCGAAAATAGGAGCATTTTTATGAGTCAGATTAAAAGATCTCTTAATATCAGTTTCAGTTCCTTCGTATGATGCGTGATCTGTTTGAATTTCAGAGTTTATAAAACTAATTATATCCTTCTCATCATCTTGATTTCTTAAAGCATTGAGATAAATTTTTACATTTACATCAATGTCCGGAAGTGGTGTAAATGTAATAATTACTGCTGAAGATGACTTATATGCCCCAACAGTGCCCAATCCAGATAAAGTATTTAAAATTCCATATTCAGTAATGTAAACACCATTGTCATTATCGACAGCAGCAACTTCAGAAATTTGATGTATATTATTTGTATTATCGGAAACTTGGATTACTAAATATGCCCCATCATAAAGATCAGGATATTCGCAAATTTCTATTGGAATCGGGGCAGATGTTGATGCAATAGAAACAGATCTACCTTGTAACAATGCGTGTTTCATTTCATAAGTACCAATACCAACAGATAACGTACTTCCAAACAACACACTGATTGTATTGATAGTCACTGCAATTCCAACATTTGATATGAAATCAACATTCAATTGAGCGTCAGAAATATATGAATAATAAGTTCCCAACCCAGAATATGAGAAAGAATCTGTGGAGTGATTTGTTAGTTGCCCATATTCCAATAGTTCTACATTTATCCCATCGTGAATTAATGTTAGTTCATCAAATTCATATTTTCCATTTTCAGCAGCAATAGAAACTAAAACTTTTGCTGCCCTATAAGTTGTTGCAATACCAACAATAGTAGTTGATCCGGAGGAAACGGAAACGCTACTGGATTGGATATTAACAACTTCACCAAAAGAGGTGTTTCCTATAGAAGAAAGAACGTCATTAATATTATAAGATAATGACGTGATATAAAAATCATTAATAGCAAACTTAATTGGATAAAAACGAAGAATTCCCTCTGAACCATCAATCGAAAGATCAAATGACCCCATATCATAAGTACTTTCAACTCTTGCATATTGATTAAGATAAGTATTTCCTAAATCATCTATTAATGTGGTAATAACTAAAAGTTGTCTTTCATTAAAAAATCTTTTGTCGGTTACATATGTGATATATTTTTGGGATCTGACATCCGTAAGATTAAATCTATGAACTTCTGCGTATCTTGTTGGTCTTGGATTGCTGTTAAACTCTGAACTTATATCATCAATAGAAAGAACTCTATTTCCTATAGATTCTGAATAATCAGTTAAAATTTTATTGGAAAAAATAATTTCATCGGAAAGTATTTTATTTCCAATTTGTAGCGCATTCTCTCTTACTAAATCAAAGTCATAAACGCAATTAAGATTTACTACTCCAATAAGATCAGATACAACTTCTATTGATGCAAATCCGATAGAAGTTGTATCTATCCCAACAGTCGATTCTAATTGATAATCAGAAAACTTTTTAAATCCTGATGTGTGGTTCAATGTACTAACCACATCATTCCAAGTATCGAAATCAACTCTAGATTTCAGCGAATATGAGAAGTTTTGGTAATAAAAACTATCTTGAATTCTTTGGATATTATCATTTAAAAATCCTGCCGAAGATTGCCATCCATTCTCAAATCTCGAAGATGAACCGAGATTTATAAATGCCTCAAATGCAGAAACTGAAGATGCAATACCTTGAGTTCTTGATGATGATCCTTTAACTAAATCTCCAACTTTAAAATTATCTTTAGATATTATACTTACAAGATTGATTTTTTGATCCCAAGATTCAACTGTCCCAATTGAAGAATCTGAAATAACAGTTTCTCCGATGATATAATCATTTTTTTTAAGTGAAATTTTAAAGGTTGGAAAATATTTTTCCGGAATAATTCTTCCAGAAGAATTAGTTGGTTCAAACTCTCCTGGAAATTCTGCATCATTTAAAAATTCGCTTAGGTTATAAGTTACAGATCCAATGCCACCAATATTTGAATCTACTGAAGTAATTGTGAATAACTGATAATTATAATCCTCAGAATTAAATCCACTTCCTGATGCTACTATTCCAATATTTTCAACTAAAACTTTATCATTAACTGCGAATGGGAATGCACTTACCGTACTAAAACCAACTGATAAAGTTACGAACACATCTTTCGTAATATCATTAAATTCTACATTTGAAATTCCTACACCATTGGAATTTTGTGTTGGTAAAATTGTAGGTGTTATAGGATTTAATGCAAAAGTATTTTCTAGTATTTCTACTTTATTGTCTCCTAAAGTAAATTTCAAATCCGCTTCGGGGATAACTTGGTTAGTTTTGCCATCCAATACTAAAAGTTTTGGAGCAGTTGTATATCCTCTACCGAATGAAGTTACTTCAACAGAATCTAGAGAAGAAAGAGGATCGATTTTTAGTATTTGTGGAATTGATACACTAGGTTTTAATGTGAAATCTGCGGGGAAATTAAATCCAATATTGTTGATTCTTGTCTTTTTAATTTTCCCAATAGAAGTACTAGATGCTTCAAGTATTGCATTTTTTCCTTCTAATGAATTTACTAAGGAAATTTTTGGTAAAGAATAGTAGTTTTGACCTTTGTTTACTATTTTTGTTTTGGATATAGATCCTGTAATAAATCGTGAAGTTGTTTCGTAAGTAATTTTAGAAGAATATGAATTGTAGGAGTTATTTTCCGGAATAAATGGAATATTATACGTAAATGAAGTTCCTGAAGTGGAAATTACGTTATATACTCCATTATATCTACTAAATTGCACATTAATTTGATTGTTTCCAACAACTTCAGTATCAATGTTAATCAATCTCTTAGATTCTGGAAGATTGCTATCATATACGGGAACTAAGGTATAGTATAGATTTTCTGGTGTTTTTTCATTTATAGTTAAAATAACTCTAGCATCACTTGTAATTCCTACAGAACCTATTTTTTGAACTTCAAATACAGAATCTTCTTCATTATTAATATAAGGTTCTGTAAAATTAGCATCCTTGAAAAATTTTAAATCAAATCCACTATAAGCAGATGATTGCCTTACATACCCTAAAGATGAATCCGAAACATCAAACACCAATGTCGAATTTTTATATGCATTTATTTGTGAGTTTATCTTTGTTAAAGTTCCTGATGATGCACTATGAATACTTACAACTTCTGGATTTGAATTAAGTGAGTCGTAATAACTATTAGTTAATTTGACGGTATTTTCGTCTACAATAAAAATATAATATTCTTTATTATTTTGAAGACCATTTGAGGGTAAAGATGAAGTATAAACTATCTTTTGCCCAGATCTAAATCCGTGGTCATTAATAGAAATAGTATTATTGGTAGTATTAACGTCAGATGTCTCAAAGTCTTTAGGATCTACTAATGTCTTTCTATTGAAATCATTATATTTTAAAACTACTGTAGTTGCAATTGAAGGATTTACTGTAATAAAAACAGTTTCATTATTTAAAAGACCGTGAGATTGTGCAGTTGAAACAGTCACTTCATTTTTAAATATATTGCCTGCTAATACCTCATATGTTGTTTTTAAACTATGATATTCTCCGGAACCAAAATCAGTAAAATAAAGTAAACCATAAGTGTTAGTAGCACTTGTTAATCCAACAAAAGTTCCTCCAGTTCCAAGACCAACTATAAATGTGGAAATACCAATTAAATCATCGGTTAGTTTAGCAACATAAAGTATAGATTGATCATTCAGAACCAATGAATTTGATATTCCATTTGTAGATACACCGATTGGAGAACCGCCATTGAACGAGTAAATTAACTTATCCCCAGTTTGTAATCTGTGATTTGGGATGTAAATTGATCTTGTTGGTATGAAAATTTCAGTAAGTCCAGCACCTGGATTGGAGAATACTATTGTAGAACCAATACCAATTCCTACCATAGTTCCCAATCCGACAGAATCAATTGGATTGAAATATAGTTCACGGTTAACTTTATAATTATATTGTGTTGTTATACGACTATTAATTGTTAATTTTCTGGGAATTTCATATAAAACTTCAGTAACACTATATGCAAACCCAACAGTTCCATCAACTTCCCTTAAAACTCTAATTCTGGAAGATCTTTGGTCAACATTTAAAACTTTAACTCTTTCAGTACCTATCCCCAAGATATCATTTTCTCGAATATTTGGGTAATTTAAATTACCTGCAACTGAAAAATAAGTAACAATTCCAGTTACGGAAGTACTACCGATTCCTGAGGTAAGTGCAATTGTATTTGTGGATACGCCTATCCTATAAGATCCTTCAATTGAAGAAGATGTTGTATTAAAACCAGCGATAGATATTAGTTCTACATTCTGCAAATTATGCGGATTTGGGGAAAATAATAAAAAGTCACCTCGGTTTCCACTGGGATAAAATTCAACATTAAAAATTGATGTTGATGCAACACTAATAGAATTCACAGGTTTACCAAAAATTCTTTCAACTTCTGCTGATGCATTGAATCCATCTGTCCCTTCATCATCAAAAGCAAGTTGATCCCCAATTCTATAATCAGATCCGCCAAAAATAATATCAATTTTTTCAATAGATCCTGGAGAAGCAAATTTGATATCTATTGATTGTTCTAATTCATTCGGAAGTTCTAAGTATGAATATGAATTTTTCCCTTCAGTTAAATTGTAAGGAGTAGTGTTTCTAGACCAATTAGTTTGATTTAAATCAATAGTATCTTGATTAGATGATTTGGTAAAATTAAATTGATTAGGTCTTGATTTAAATCTATTTCCAATAAGGAAAGGAAATACTGGTTTCTTATAACCAGAAAAAGTACCAGAAGTTTCTGCATCCAAATTACTAATTGTTGCAAAATATGCATAAGTTCCATTTGGAAATTCCGGTGTTATACAAAATCTTCCATTGTATTGATCGAGAACCGATTGATCCGAAACATTAAAATGTGTATAGTCTTCAATAAAAAATCCTAAAGGAAAACTAGATACTGGTGGTCTATTTGACTTTGGAGATTCATCTTCCCTATATCCAGACTTCATTTGAACAGCATCTCCACCCTGAATAGAAGAATAACCATAAGGTCCATAAATTGGATTTCCGTCGTATGCCCATCCTATGATGGGGGAGTGGTCAATTGAAGTAATCTCTCCATTTGAACCTTTTCTTAAGTCTTTTCTTCCATATAAAATATTACCATCTTGATCATTCGCATAAACAATTTCTCTAAGTTTTCTTGGGACATAAAGATGAGCATATTCCAACTCGTATTCTTCATTAAGTCCTTCTGCTAATATACCATCATCATCTGCGATTAATGATAAGGATTTTTGAAATAGATTTACATTCCAAGTTTGAATCTTCGCAACAAATTCTGCTAAGGATCCTGCAGGAGTAATTAATATTGTGGTGTTATTTGGTAAGTATCCAATACCAGATTCTATAACTTTGATTTTGGTTAATCTCCCATTTTCAATAATTGGTGTGAGAACGGCACCAATACCATCACCAATAATTTCTAAATTTGGAGCTGAGTTATAATCTCTACCTGAAGTATTAATTAAAACTTCTACAATTCTTCCATTCGAGATAATAGGTGTGACTTGGGCACCAAATCCACTATTCAATCTAAATGATGGTTGCCTATTATAATTTAAAATTTGAGAAGCACCATATCCAACACCACCCGATTCTAGATGAACTGAAGTAATTTCGCCTCTGAATATGGGTTGGACGATTGCTTTAAATTGTACTGCACCACTAACATTACCAATGACCTCTACCGAAATTTCTGGATAATTAAAAGTGTGAATTCCGGAACCGATGGAAGTAAAGTCAATAAACTGCTTTGTACTAAAGAAAAAGTCTTTGGGTTGTGTTCCAGATCCTGTTTGAGATAATTTAAAATTGTTGTCATCGACCACATTTACATAATATTCATTGTTATTGGTCAATCCGCCAATTTCATTTCCACTTGATAAATATTTTACAATTTCTCCAGTTTTAAAATCATGATTTAAAATATTAATCTGATTGATGGATGTGTTTATTCCGGATATGGTACTAGATACTGTTCTTTTTTTATTTTCATATCCAAATCCAGAATTTTCAACATTAATTGAACCGATTACTGATTTTTTATTGAATGATGTCAATGCGTGATTACCAATACCAAAAGATGTTAATTGTATTGTATTAATTCCAGCAACTGCATCGTCTAATGTATTATGAAGTTTAATAAGTATTGGAGATTGGACCGCAACATAATACGAAGAGTCTGTAGATATCCCGCCAACACTTTTTTGTCCATTTGTTTTGTAGATTATTCTTTCCGCATTTCTAAACTTATGAAATGTAGTAAATCCTATAGAATTATTTGTAATAGATACTTGGGCAGCATTAATTTCAGAATTGAACTGAGATTCGTGATCTACTAGTTTCATATTTGCAAAAGCATTTGCACCTATGCCGTTTCCTCCAGTAATTTTAATAACGGGTGTTTCGGCATAATCAAAACCTGGATCAATAATTCTAATTTCATTCAAAGAACCCTTTACTGCACAGAATGCAGATGAACCAGAACCGATTGGGTCAACAATGGATAAAATTGGTGGATGGATAATATCATAACCAGTTCCTTGAGCAACAACATCCACTTCATTTAATTTTCCAGAATAAACCGTATCCTTTGATTTATAATTTAAAATTTCAACCCCATTAATCAAAATGCCGATAAACCCTGGTTCTGTATCATAAATTCCTCCGTCATTTGAAGGCAAAGAAATTTCTCTTAAGAGTTTTTGTGAATTTAAAGTTTTATCTTTAAAATTAAAAAGTTCAATTTTATTTGAAGTTACTGTAATGGGAGTATCTGTATAAACTGAAACAAATTTTGATTTATATTTGATGGGATCAGACAAAGCAAGGTAAATATCTGCTCTACTTAAGGCAAATTTGACTGTTGTTTCGTTTACTCTATGGATATAATAAATTCCCTCGTCAAATACTTTACTTAGTATTTTATTTCCCGATTTCTGGGGAGTGTAATAAATTGCATCTCCGGTATAAAAACCATGATCACGTAACCGACTATCTAAATCTATAATAGTAAATTCATCGGAATTAAAGGTTCCTTTGAATATTATTTCCCTAGAAGTAATTTCGAGATCTTGGCTATCATAATATGGTAGTGAAGACGATGCGACTAAAAGTTTATTTTTATCCTTATATACATTTTGAATATTTGCACTAATGACTGATGTACTTGAAAATGTAGATGAATTAACTTTTGGTATATTACGGATTACGGTATAAGTATCAGTTGTTGATAAAATTCCCTGTTCTCCGATAATAAAGGATTTCTCGGAAATTACATCAAATATGACAGATTCTACCTCTATTCCAGCACTATTTTTAATTCTGAGAGTATCACCTATTCTAAAAATGTGATTTGAAGATGTATTAATTCTATATGTACTACTCGAACTATCTACCAATAAAATTGATTCTACTTTATAATTTGTAGGTGCATTAAAAAACCAATTATTAGAAATGGAATCTTTTGGGTTTACTCCCAAAGTTTTGATTTTAGACTCATACCCTTTCTTCAAATAAAATGTGTCGCTTACGATATCGAAATCTTTTAATACCGAAGTAATTCTGACTTTAATTATTTCGTTTTGATTAATAAAAGAATTTCCATATGCAAACACGTTAAGACTTATTGAAGAAGAATCTTCAATTATTCCTACCATATTTGAACATCCAAAAAATTGAGTAATGTTTTTAGATGTGTAAAATACTATCCCTTCAGACCCATCATTGTAGATTACTGAAAGTTCTCCGCTTTCTGGAAATCCTATTGTTGAATCAACATCGATTGATGTTGAATTTGGAGCATATTTGCCAATTACTTTTGTTTGCGGATGGATTTTAAATTCTCCATATATCGCACCATCAACTCTAATATCTCTGTCATAATTTGCATCAATACTTAATTTATAATATTCTTTACCATCTTTAGATATAATTTTTTCAACTTTAGTAATAGGTGCATATGCACTAGTAAATCCAACATATTCTTTTTGGTATAATGTAGAATTTTCTAGATTTTCAGGATTTCCCTCAATACGTTCTACTACAAAATCTCTTGTAATTTGAAATTGTGCGTCTGATGGTCTAAAAAGATAATCTCTTGGTTTGATTATGCTTACATTCTCTCCATATAAAGATTTAAACAATATTTCAAAAGATTGATCTGTACCTTTACTGCGATAAAAATCTTTTGATTGTTTAATGAATAGTGATTGATTTAAATCTTCTATTAAATTTCTATTTTCAAATCCTGGTATTAATTGATGTTTAATTTTTAATAAAAATTCTTTTAAAAATAAAGAACTTAAATTTGTGATTGTAGATCCGACAAAGTGATCAGAAGATGTGGTTTTTGAAAATACTAATTGTTCTGAATCGGTGGGAGATATGTAAGAACTAATGCCACTAAATCCTCTTATGCATCCGACAAAAGAATCAAATGTTTTTCCCGTATAAGTGATGATTTCTTCATCGATTCTTATGAGACCATACTTTTCAGGAAATCCTTGAGTTCCAGAAGTGGATTTAGAAATATCTACAAAAATGGTATCATCAAATGAAGAAATGTCGTGCAATAAAACAACATAATCAATCTGATCAGTTACATTATCTACCTTAATATAATTATCAATATTTTGAATTAAATCGATAGGAGCTCCCTGAAACTCTTGAGATATGTAATATTGTGATAAAAATTCAGATATTAATGGAAACTCTTCTGTAACGTAAGAAGGAAGTTGATTTTTAACAATATTGTTAAATTGGATTCTTTTCTCTGGCATTTTGTTATGTTCTTACTAGATTTCCGTTTACGTAACTTGAAGATATGATATAATTTGATGCTGAAGGGTCAAGACCAGATGATATTTCATCTATAATCATTTCAAAATTACTCTTACTAATATCTAGTTGCAAATATAAATCCTGCAATCCAATTACATCATTTGACTTCGGGGTTGTAGAAATTTCAAGAATTGCTTGTCCATCCTTTACTTTTTCTGTAGAAAGTATATTAAGTGGATTTAAAGTGATAATACCTTTTTTATAATTAATATTTCCGAGATTACGCCTAACGATTGTGGGTGTTGTAGAATTAATTGACGGCACAGTAAATAAAAATAAAGATCCAGTTTCTCGGTCTGTGCTTGGAACATCGCTAAGATAAACCTCTTGCGAAATATCAGAAACTCTGAATGATGAAGTTTTTATATTATATCCGTCCATACTCTTAACGTGAAATTCATTTCCAAATCCAATTTGATATTCCACAAACGTATTCAATACAACCCTCAAATCTCTCCTTATTTGGATAGTTGTAATATTTGATGTTATTGCTTCATGGCTATCATCAATAATTTTAAGAAATTTACTATACTTAAATCTAGCACCATATCTATTTAATTCAGTTGATTCTGCGTATCTATTCACATTATTCTGGATAATACTCGAAATAAACTCTGCACTTGGAGCTAAATTTGTAGTGTAATAAACTTTTGAATTTACTTCAACGTAAAGATATTTTAAATCTAAAATTTCTGGAACAATTCCTGCCACGGCATATTTTTTGAGTTTTGATTTTATATTTTCTTTAGTTAAATTTGGAAGAAAGTCACCAAATCTAGGTTTAATACTTATGAATACTTTACCATACTGCGGTGGAATTAATTCTTCTCCACCAAATACCGAAATTGATTCAGTTTCTGGATAAATTTTTGCAGGTATTAAAGTTTCATAATCATTGGCAGTTAGTGCTCTATTTTGCGATGCATAAATTCTTGGTGCATATTTTTTTATAGATTCGACCGGTTCAATATTCTCCCCACCTGAAGCGATTAATCCGGTTGTAAGAAGGGAGATTCCGGAAGTAACGGTATATTCAATAGAATTTCTATTGAATGTAAGTCTTCCGGCAAAATTAAATTGACTTACTCCATTAGCACTATCGCCATTTGAAGTAATGTAATTGACGTTTATAAAATTACCTTCTTCAAGTTTTTTTCCAAAAAATCCATCACCAAAAATAAGTTCATATCTTTCATCTTCAATTTCTTGTAGGAAGAAAACTTTTGATTCTTTATCAATATCAAAAAGACTATCTTGGAGACTATATTTTATAGAAATTGTCGATTCCTCATTATTTCTTACAATAACAGAAATTAGGTCAGTATCAATACCACTATTTGGTAAAATAAATCGTTGATTTGGATTATTGGAACTAAAAGTAAAACTATTTGTAAGTAAAGATCCTTCATAAATTTTAAGATCTTCGAATACTGCAATATTATTAAATACCGGAACAGTAACATCATCTAAAATAGAGAAGATGAATGACTGATTGCCAAAACTTCCTGAAGTGCTTGCTACAGGACCTTTACGAAGTGTTATTGTAGATGGAGATATATTATTTAATGCTGCTGAAGAAGTATCTACAAAGAAACTAACAGTTGCCGTTGCTGATTTTTTAGATCTTGGGATGTATCCAATATTTCTTGATAGTGCAACAACATTCTCTCTTAAAGTTGCACTATCAAGAAATACTTCATTTGCAACCATATTGGCATTATATGATGTGATATACGTGTTATATGCCAGAACATCAAGAATTGTTGAGAGATTAGAACCCTCAAAATCATAATCAGTGAAATTTGAATTTGCCCTTAAGTAATCCTTAAGAGTTGTTTTAATCTGATTGAAATCTAGATTAGAAAAATTGACTAATGGCATTTTACCTAGTTGGTTGCAAAACAAATTCTAATTGCTGAGCAGGTACATCTGCTCCGATAATCTCATATATGATAGTAACGTCAAAACTGCCATTATCATAGTCTGGAAATGATTGTACACTAATTAATTGAACTCTAGGTTCGTAATTTATAATTGATTGCCTAATTTCATCTACAACGATAGAGGCAGATATATCATCAACATTTTCAAAAAGAGTTCTTGATATATTTGATCCGAAGTTTTCATTAAAAAATTTTTCACCAGGAAGAGTAAATACAATATTTCGAATAGAACGAGAAATTGCATTTTCATTTTTAAGTACAATTAAGTCACTTGTCAGAGGATTGCTCTGAAAAGTCATACTAATATCTTTAAATCCTTGACTTACTCTTTCAAGAGGCATGAAGTATTATAATTCTATCTTATTTATTAAAGATTTTTTGATTCGTAAAGAGGTTCTGTACCATACTCCCAGTCATCATAATCTTCATCATTGCGAATTTTCTCATGAATTTCATTTTGAATAGCAAAATCATGTTTTTTAGGTACTAAAATATCATTATTAATTTCTCGAAGCATCTTTTTTTCACCTAAAGAACCATAATCAGTAATTAATGTCTCAGTTCCCCACATTTGTCTCATAAATTCAGTATTTCTATCGGAAGGTTGTCCCATTTTTAACTCCTGATGTGTAAGATCAGAACTTTTTAAGGGGTTTCTATCCCTTAACCAATTAAAAATCCTTTTCTATGGTAGTCTTCGTCTTTTATATACTGGTATTTACTATCTATAATAATATTTTCTTCCCAAACCGGAATAGCAATAGTATTTCCGTAACGAAAATCAGAATTTCTTCGAAAATGTACTTCTATAAGATTATCTCCAATAAACTCACAATTAATCCAATCATAATTGCCTACTAATTTTTCTAAGATACTTGGAAATTTTACTTTTTTTTCTATTTTTTCCCACCTAGACCATTTATATAGAGGTGAATTCGATTCCCTTATACCTTTAACAACTAAAGAACTTTGCTTCTTATAATAATCTACACTTAGATGTTCTCCTACAAACACTTCACACCAAAATTCAGAAGGGTGTAAATTCTCTGTATTGTTTTCCAAGTATTCAATGCGAGAAAAACGACCCATACCCAAGACATTCATAGATGGCCTTACAATATAAAAATCAGGTCTTGGAACTGAGACACCCGCAGGACCACAGTTATACTCCAAAACCCGACTTAAAAATAATTTATTATAAACCCAGAGGTCTTCATTGTGAATAAAATTCCACTCTTCAGAAGACTCTGAGAAATACATCAACCTTTCCCTTGTCCTCTATACTTTTTTTTACTTCCATTACGAGATGTTGCTGAAAGAAGTGTTCGAGCACTTTTTCCTTGACGAGTTTTCTTCGGTGCCCCCTGTTCAAACACCGTTTTATTCATACCACCTTTAGATGCCATTTAAATTTCCTCCAAATAAAATTACATCAAATAATACGAGTCTTTTCGTGCCCTACCCGAATACGAGGATCGCACCAGATTTTATGACCTTTTTCAATTGCGTCAAGACAAAATGACACATCTTCTCCGCACATATCCTGAACCGCACCTGATTCGAATACTTGCATCTTTGGTGCAAACCAAGGATATTCGAGATTCTCAAAGACACCTTTTTTAATCAGTACCCAACCAAAACCAGTGTAATCTACTGTGAATGGTTTTTTACGTTTTGAGATGCTCTCCACAGTTTCGTGATTCATTACACCACCATTCTTACGAAAATCATCTTCTTCCAACCAGTGTGCAACCGAGGTTGTGTGTCCATCTTCTGTTGCGTACCAACCTCCGACAATTTCACGCTCCTCCCCTTCTGCAGGCAATGCCATATCACAGAGTTGCCAGAACTTATTGGAATCAAAAACAATATCACTATCAATCCAAAGTTGATAATCATATTGTAATTTACCGTCCCAGGGAATTTGTTTAGGTCCACGAAGAACATTTGCACCAAGAACTTTACAACGTGCAAAGTTTACCATTGATGAGTAATCTTGAGAAATCTGAATACTCATTCCATTTTGTACTAAATCAAAGCAAAGTTGTACAAATGCTTTGAGGAAAATAAAAGAGCAACCTCGGCCAGGAAGACAAAAAACAATTGACTTTCCTTTCATTCTTTCTTTAATTGCTGCAATATCCCATTCTTCAGTTTTGGGAATGGGTGCTGCTGCTTTTACTGTGAAACCCTTTGCCATAAAATTTAATCAACCATCACTTTCAATTTTAACAGTTTATTTATTGTTTGTCAACTTATGATACTTTTGAAGTAAATCAATCATTCTGTGTATCATTTCCCATATTTTCAGAAAATTTTTCCTCTGATAAATTGGGATATGTGCACTTATTTTTTCTTTTGTAATGCTCAAAAATTTTGGGAAATTTTTTAAATGACTTTTATTTCGTTAACGCATTATATATTAACACTATGATTATTCCGAGGGGGATTCCGAGAATTCTAAACATCTTCCCAGGATATCGTATCGTCCATCCTGCGAGAATAACTCTCCAGAAATTCCAGTAAGGTTGTGTGCGTCTCATTTTTTCTTTCCACCACCTTTCTTAATAGTTCTTTTATCGGGTCGCGAATACCCCCCTTTATGAATCCATTTGACTCCCATTTTTTACTCCGAAAATTTTTAAAAGTAGAGTGATATAGACATCGAAAAAGACATACAGTGTAGGTTAGGGTAGTGGTGCGTTTTTATATACGGTACGCCCGCCCAACGCCATAAGAAACCGCCAGAAAACACTGTCGGATCACTGCTCTTCAACATCATAACATAAGTGCCCTCCAGCGTCAACCAGAGGGCACACACAAAGTATCAATCAGACCTCAAAGACCTCCGCACAATCGTTAATGCCTTCTTGCTCAAGATCAGCAACCAGAGTATCCAGAATTTCAAGAATCTGTGCACCAGTGTTACCTTGTGCAAGCAGAGAAAGAGCAACCGAACGAGTCATAATAAAAAAGAAAAGTGTAATGAACTGTAAGATGCGAGAAGTATATTTAATGACCCCTTCCCTCAATGGGTCAGTGATACTTAAGATCTAGAAGTCAAAGACATCAGAGTTAAGTTGGATCACCGAAGGTTTCATAATCACCACATTCTTGAGCAAGGAGATACAAACCCTCATCATTGTTGATCCACAGTGCTACATTCCAGGTCTGATAGTTCTCCCAACCGTTATAGGAGATATCGAGAGCATTGGACTGGTAGGTAGAAGTCATTTTAGGAAAGTTGGTTTAATAAGTGTTAGTCAGTGAGAAGGAGTTTCAGTCAGTTGGTTTAATAAGTGTTAGTCAGTGAGAAGGAGTTTCAGTCAACTTGTCCTTCAAATCCCCAGTTTTGAACAAGGAAAGTAGGATTGAGTTCTGCACACTTGTTCCAAGCATCTTGTGCAGTAGGTGCCATATAGGCAAGACGAGTAGAGTAGTTTTTGTCAGTGAAGATACCCCGGAAGGAATAGGATTGTTCGATCATCTTGGTTTGATTGGTGTTCATACTACTGATGCACTTTCAGGGGCCCAGTGATGATTGATCAGTGCGCTGTGAGATACTCTGCTGCCTCTGTGGCTGCCTTGCGATTTGTATAGAGTGTAAGGACACCAGAGACATAATAATTCCTTGTGATCACCTACAGAGAATGTCGTTCATTCGTTGGCGAAACCTATCAGCATCTACCACACAATCATGAGACAGCTGTATATCTTCGATGTCATACTGTTTCAACTCCAGAGTGTTAATTATGTCACCCATAATTTCAGTTAATGCGAAAAGTTTGTCTTCTTCAGTCATCATAGTTTTGAGAAAGTTGGTCTTTACAGTATAGTAGTCTTAAGCGAAGACTTCTGCGAGTTTGTTAAACTTACCAAGTCGCACTTCATAAACATTTACACGTGACCCAGAAAGTTCTACACTCCAATCAAATGCACTATCGTAAGCTGCATCGAGATCAGAGAACCATTCTGCATCATCTTTGCAGAAATCTTCGTTAGTTGGGAGAATAGCGAACATTTGGAATTCAGTGGTCATACTACTGATGCACTTTGAGGGGCCCCAGTTAGTATTACCTATGAGTTCTTGTATTATATTCAGACACTAAAAAATTTCCGAAAAGTCTTATACTTTTTCAGTCTAAAGTTATTGGGGTTCGTCTGTATTCTATTGTGTCACTTTGTTTGGTTTCAAGGTGGGTTAACACCTTACGATTTTATTGCGCCGGAGACCGCGTTCTAACTCCCTCTTTTTATCACAAATTGTACTCATAAGATAGTAACATTTACTGACGGAATGTAGCAGGGAATTCTATAGATCCAAAGCGAGAGACTTACCTCACCGGGTGAACAGACTGTTGTGCTCTCTAGGTATAGAATTGTGCTGAAGTTTCTGTCCTTAAGTGTTGTATCTTATGAGTTATTTATACACTCACCAGTCGCTAAAATCCTCCACGTATGCATCAACACTCTCAGCTGGTTCCAACTTGAATACCCTCTCCCAATCAATGTTGTGAGCATTGAAATCATCGAAAACATTAAAGTCCAATGTAACACGTATACGCTTCTTTGATGCAATCTGATAGGAAACCATAAGAACCCTCTCTGTCTTGTGTTATAGGGACATTATAGGACTTCTGGGAGCAGTTGTCAATGTCTTGGAGAGTATTTATTCGGGGTTCTTATGGGTTTTTGAGGTATGTGGGGGTTTTGTGATACTTTGGGGTCTTGACATTCTTTGAAATCTCGTGTAAGCTGGGCGTTAAAGATAACAAGGATCTGAAGGATTAAAAGACCTTAAGTTACAAGGATCTGAAGGATTAAAAGACCTTAAGTTACAAGGATCTGAAGGATTAAAAGACCTTAAGTTACAAGGATCTGAAGGATTAAAAGA